AACATTTCGTCTGGATTGAGTTAAACTTTGGGGACGATGTTCAACTCACATTCCGTAGATAAAGCTAGGCGACCGCACAACGATTACTATCGGAATACCGCATGATTGTTGTTGTCTGAGGTTTTTTGACCCTATGCCTGATTGTCATAGACAAAGGATTCAACATCGCTACCTGTCGTTTCACTCAAGACCACTTCTAGTCCGAGCTGAATGTCTAACAGATACTTAGTGACAGTCTGTGAGATACGCTGACCATCCCCGTTGTAGGCATAAGAATTGCTACCCTGACTCAACAGACAATTGGCTCTGTCCCAAGTGTGGGTATTTGTGCCATCACTGGTCAGGTTGCCGTTGTTGTCGTAGGTCAGCGTATTTAGACCATCGTTGGTCATCTGGTTGGCTGAGTTGAAAGTACGGGTTGTGCCGTTGATTAAGAGGGGAAACTAAATTCAATATTTGATTTACATTCATTAATCAAACTTTTCCAAAGGGTAAATAATCTATTTCTTCTTCTTTTGGGATTTACTTTCGACGATTGCAAGTGCATTCAAGAATATTCCAATCACAAATGCCACAACCAGCGAAAAAATGGCAATTGCAGAGACGATTGGCATTAATTTCGCAGACTCATCTGAACCGATAAATGGTAACAAGAAAAGAGGTAATAAGAATAAGATTCCACATCCGAAAACCACGATACCAAAAATAACAGCAGAGTTTGAGTGCAAGTCAATTCCAATAAATGAAGGTAAGCCGAAGCCTATCCGTATGCTTTTTCCCTTTATTGTTGTTACGCCAACATATATACCTACGAGTCCTGCAATAAAAGAAAATAGATGTAGAGTGGTCATTATCAATCCCATTATAGTTATAGATGTAGTAGGAGAGGAACAATCCTCTCCTGTTATTATATTATCATGCTAAGTTTTTAGCATGTGAGTGAAATACCTGTGAGGCGATATATTTGGCTTGATGAGACACTAGAATTGCATGATTGTCTCTCAGCGTTGTATATTAAAGCCCTTTCTAATGCGGCTTGTGCGGCTTGCTCACGAGCTAGACCCAAAGCCTGAATATAGAGAGGAATCCATAAGCCCAACGGACTACCATCACCACTGCGAATATCAGCCTGCAAAGCATGAATATCAATAGAACCATCAACATAGTCCATATAAGATTTACGATAAGCGTGTGTAGCACCATACCACAGACTATTTACACCTAAGAATACCCCTTTACCTGCTGAAAGATTTATAGCTTGACCACGAATTGCATTTTCTGCTGGCACACTAGGCGGAGATTGAAAGTGACTTACAGCACCGCCAACATAATATGCACCTCCAGCAGAGCCAACCCATGATTCCCCTTCATACTGACTAAAGAATTGCTCAAATTGTCTACCACGTTTACATACATCGGGATTTTTGAACCCAGCAATGTATCCCACATAATGGTTGATACCTGCTGAAAATCCTTGCTTAACATCATCCAATTTTCTACTTTGAACTGGATTGCCTTGCGGGTTATTGGCACCAATTCCACCGAATTTAAACTCAGCACGTTCAAATGTGGCAAAATTATAAACGATTTCTCGTCCACCTGTAGCATTTCCATAACGGAATGCTAACGTAGAACTCCATCCCTCAGAATAACCGTTACCCTGTAATGTACCTGATGTAATTATTGAGCTTGACTCAAGTGCATATTCAGGTATACCAAAGGTTTTCTCGAATTCTCGAATAGCATATTCGGCTCGTGATGAATCAGCAAGTCCATCACGTACAGCCTGTTCTAAGCCTTGTCTATAGCCTTCTACAGATGGAATGACTGAATCAATTGCACAATCATAGCAAGCAAAAACATCTTCCCAAGCAGGTGTATTAGGCGAGTTGAGGATTTCTTGTAGTTCCATACACTTGAAATTACGGTATTCAGGGTTGCTATATGGGAACAAGTCGAGTTCGGGACACAACCCAGATGGGTCTGTTAAATTGATTACGTTGCCCTCAACCCAGCTATATCCATTTAGAGACATTGGTCGTTTGATTGTTCCACTAGCAGGGTCAAGACTCAAAAAGCCACCCATTGTCGGATTCATATATCTGGCTCGCAAGTACAGCAATCCAGTTTCATCTAACTGTTCACCTGTCGCACCAAATGGCATCTCAAATGAACCACTGATATTCATCGGCATGAGATAAGGTGTGAAGTCCTGACTTGCCTGAACAGCACCCAAGTTATCCACTTCTGCACGTACACTTCCAAGTCCATCCTGCAAAGCATATCGCCAACTACCACTTGAGTTTTCAACGCTGTGAATACCTCTAGCAGCATGAATGAATCGGTCTGTGTTGCCACCGACTGTTGCACCAATCACCTTTGCCAGCGATGGTTGTGTGTCCAATAGGTATTGTGTCACCACTGGACTGGTCGTACCAATAGCCTGACTGATGCGATTGTTCAATCCATCGTAAGCATAGGCTGTCAGTTCGGCAGGTGTTCCAGTGTCCATTTCAAGCAGACGATTGCCTCTATCCCACGTATATGAGTTCACACCATCGTCGGTCAAATTTCCGTTGTTATCGTAAGTGAACCCTGTCCAAGAGCCACCATCGACACGCATTTGACTGATTTGGTTGGCATTGTTGTATTCGTATTCGGTGAGCTTGTTGATTACACCAGTGCCTGACAGGTCTTCTTCAAGGCGATTCCCTGCTAGGTCATAGGTGAAAGTGTGGATTCTATCACCACCACTATAGTTAGCGGATAACAATCTTTGTGTATTATCATAGGTATAGTCGATAGTCTGCATAACCGTCTCATGCCCTTCAACCACCAGCGTCTTGAAGCGCATCCGATAAATGTCCTTATCCGACCCATCTTGAGCAAAGGTATGCCGTTCATGGCGATTCTTGACTTCCACCAGATGCAACCCTTCGGTACTTAATGGAATCGAGATGCTCTGTTCGCCATTGCTTGGGGAGTAGCCATCATAGCTATTGTAAAGTGTTTGGTTGATATACACATCAAAGATACTATGGTCATCCCCCGTACCATACGTCAGTGTGATTTCATCCCCATAGACCTGAACAGCAAAGCTATCACTCCATGTATCAGTGACTTTGAATGAGCCACTATCCGACCAAGTACCGTTGAAGTCGATGTCAGCGTGGTTATACGCATAAGTTCGACTCACGCGATTAGCATTAGCTGTTCGCAAGACTTCAACCGCTTGGGTGCGATTACCCCGTTTATCAGTTTCGTACTCAAACAAGCCAATGGTGTCGCTGCTTTTGTGGTGACGCAAGCGTTTCAAGCGACTACCTACATCATATTGGTAATGACTACGGAAGCCATCTTGACGCATAGTGGAAATATGACGGTTAACATTATCGTAAGCAAAGGTGCTGACATTACTGTCCCAATCAGTCATTGAGATGAGGCGGCCTTTTTCATCATAGCTGTAGGCAATTGTTTGTCCATCAAGTGTGAGCGAGGTCCGATTACCGCCAACATCATAGGCATAGGATACGGTTTCGTCAGGTGTGCCACTACCATCAGTATCGAAGCCGACGGATGTGAGTCGCCCGAGTTCATCGTAGCCGTAAGTCTTTTCACGCATGGTTGCACTGCTACCCACTTCTGTCATTTTCTGACGGTTACCATCACTATCGTAGCTGAATTGGACGGTCGGCGTATTGGTGAGATCAAAGTAGTTAATCTCAGTTAAGCGGCCCATACGATCAAAGTCACGCTCGATGGTGTAGCTCGTGCCCCCATTGATACCCGGATAAGTCATGGTTGTCTGGGTAACATTGCCCACATTGGCATAGGCTGTCATCCATTCTTTGTTTAATGGATTGGTCAACTTGGTGCGTCGTCCCAATGTATCATATTCATAACTGGTGACGTTGCCACGTGGATCACGTAACTGGGTCATGCGGCCAAGGATATCATAATCCACATCGACAATGATGTTCTGGTCGTTGTTGGTGCCATGAGAAATAGCGGGTGTGCCATCCATTTGAGTCCATTGGGTACTACTCCAGATCCAATTCTCAGGGTCTTCGCTGTTATCCACAAAGTTCTGAATCACCCGCATACGACGACGTAATCCATCGTAGCGATAAGCTGTCACCATGCCTTCTGGATCGGTTACTGTATCGACTGTACCATCTTTGAAGTAAGTGGTCTGGTTGTCATCGCCATTTGAATTGATAACTGTTGTGCGTCGACTGGCTTTGTCATAGGTATATTGCGTCAGCAAATTCTCATCGTTATTGCGTCCATGATTCATTGGATCAAAAATCCAATTACCACTGCTATCACGTTCATCCGGGTTGGTACCATCATCTTGCCAATTGGCAATCATACGTAACATCCGTCCTGCTTTATCAAAGCAAGTATGTGAGGTACTAGCAACCCCTGTGCCAGCGGCTTGAGTTACACGAATGCGGCGACCACTATTATCATAGACAAATGTGGTTTGTGTGCCACGTGCATCACGGCTTGCTGTAACTTGCCCAGATTTATCATATACGGTCTCGGTGATGAGATTCTCATCAAAGTCACTGGTATGGATAATGGCATTGCCATATCCATCTTCCCAGCGCTTATCGACTGCATACCATAACCAGTCCGCTGGTGTAGTCGATCCCTGAACGATATAATTCTGTACTGTTCGAATCTGTCGTCCCAGTTCATCATAAACAAAGTAACTGATGTTACCATTTGTTCCAGTTGTCTGTTGAACTCGTCCAGCAACATCATAAACTGTGGTTGACACACGATCCTGATCAACCGTCAACCCGACCATATAGGCACTCAAATCGGGGTCAGCATCAACATCATAAGCTGGATTACTAGCATTTTGTACAACTTTGATTCGTCGATTAGCATTATCATAGCCATTGAGTGTTACATTACCAAGGTTATCACTAGTAAATTGAACTCGTCCTTGCGCATCATAAACTGTATCGGAGATCAGATTGATATCATCGTTGATCCCATGGTCAATGTCTGTACCCGCGCCATCTTCCCAATGATCGGTATTCCACACCCAATCTTTAGGATCAGATGCACCTTGTGCCACATAATTCTGAATCGTACGGATTTGTCGCCCCAGTTCATCGTAGACAAAACGTGTAACCCGACCATCGACATCACGTGTGAACGTCACATAACTACTGTCATCATATTGTGTGTACGAGATGATATTTTCATCATTGTCTGAGCCAAAATCAATTGCTTGAGTGCTATCTTCCCAGCGATTATCAGTTGTCCCATCCCATGCCCAATCAGTCAATGGATCATAGGCATTATCGTTGAAGTTCGCAACCGAGATCATCTGACGTTGCAACCCATCATAACCATAGTGCGTTTCACGCCCGAGTGAGTCTTTGGTGTAAGATACCTGTCCTTCAACATTGTAGACATTCTCGGTAATGATATCCACATCAGTAGAATCAGACTCTGATGGATCTCCGGTATAGCTAGATAGACTTGAATCAGACATATCATAATCCGGTACACTAGCATGAGCAATTGTCTTGATCTGACGACCCAATGCATCGTACCCATATAACATCGTGTCCCAGGTCTCAGTTGTGCCATATTTGTCTAATAGACGCTGTGTACGAATCACGCGACCGAATGCATCATACTCGGTTGTACTGACTTGATCGCGGTCTGGGTCTGGAGAAATGTCATAGTTACTTGACCGCGGATCAAGTGTTTCATCATAATTTTCATCTAGCTCGTCAAAATCAAGCGTTGCAGTTTCTTTGGCATTAGCGACTACTTTAACCGGGCGATTGAGCGCATCATAAACTGTGTACGTGATACGTCCAACAGGATCAATCGTTTTGATAATATTACCTGCCCCATCATAAGTTTGTTCTGTAATGACATCGACACTTGTTGAAATGTTTGATTCCATGTATTCACTTAGATCCGGATCAGATGCGATACCCAAATAGTCATTGTTATAACCTGTATCATTGGCATTCTGAATAGTTTTTACCAGACGATCAGCATCATCATAACCATACAATGTCACAACACCTAAATGATCTTGTGTTAAACGTAATAGACCCCGTGTGTTGTATTCAGTCCGTGAGATGATGTTTTCATCCAAGTCTGGGCCATGTGAAATGTTTGTCCCACCTGCCCCATCTTTCCAAACACCATCTTCAAACACCCAGTTCTCCGGTGTGGCGTAACTATTATCTACATAGTTCGCTATCTGACGGGTAACACGACTTAATGCATCGTAGACGACTACAGTAGTTTTAGCGAAGCTTGATCCAGCATTGCTGGTGGTTTTGACCCGTCGTCCAAGTGCATCATACTCATAGGTTGTCACCTGATTTTTGTTAGGATTAGCAGCACTATATAACGCAGCCGCTTCACTAGCGTCAGTTGGCGCAGATCCAACTCCTACATCATAGTTACAGATCGATGCCACCACATGACCTACATCATCGTAAACTGTATAAGAAATCTCACAACTACCAAACGTCGAGTTCTGTTGTACCTGAATCACACGGCCAATACTGTCATAGGTGTAGGTTGTTTCTTGATCGTTTAGCAAATCCTGATCTTTGATTGTGACTTTTTCCAACAGACCATTACCATTCCCACTGGTATAGAATGACCGGTTGGTTTCACGTAAGACAGTTGTCTCATCTGATGGATCAATTTCTTTTTCACTAGTCGTACGCCCTTTACTATCATAGGCAAATTCTTGCATCTGTAGCAAACTGTTACTGGCATCTTTGATCTTGACGATTGTTGGTTGTCGCAAGTCTGGATACGTCACAGTATCATAAGTATATTCAGTCTTACGACCCTCAGCATCTGTAATTGATGTCAACAAGTCAGTCACTAAGTCATAGTCAAATTGCGTCTTATTTCCCAGGGGATCGTTAACAGCAATTAGATTCTTGCCATCTTGCCATTCCATCGTTGTTTCTTGGTTGTTACCATCTACATTGGACCGAGTTCGATAATCTAAACCAGTCATCTGTGATTGATAACTTGTATCAGGTTGTTCCATACCCAAATAGACATCACCATAATTAAATCGATGTTTACGGGTTTTTTGTGCGGTGATTTCTTCCGTTAATCGATAGCCATTGGGTGAGAAATTGAATTGATTTGATAATAAACTATCCCCGCGTTCTTGTTGAATTTGACTGATTGATCCATCTGTTTCAAATAGCTCAACTGAATCAACATAAAATTCAGCTGCACCACCATCTGCTAGGAATTGCATAGTCAAATTAGACTGATCACTGGTTGCCGTATAGATTCCATAAAACGTCTCCCACCCACCTGTTATTGTAGATGTACGAGTTAAGTCCGGTACACCAGCCACATTTAACTTGGCTACACCTGATACAGGATATACACGAGCAACAAGCAGATATGTTAAGCCATCTTGCATATCCCATGTGTCACTCTCTATACCCTCTCCACTACCAGCATCAACATGGCGAGCATAGACCCCATTGAAAACTTGATGAGGTGATGTATTGTCGACACGAGAGTTTGTTGTTGGTGTGCCAACATCTGCCCAGTGAGCATCTAGCTCCATATCCCCATTTGTGATCTTTTCTTCACCAGATAGCACATACGACATTTCTTCTAAAGTATGTACAGTTGATCCATTGACTGGCGATTTGCGTCGATAGATGTAATTTAAGCGTCCTAGATCTTGGGCAGCATCTGTGTTGAGATGATATTCATAAGCCCAGTCAAATCCGTTAACATCCCTGACTTGAGACAACAAACCACCATCGTCAATAACTTGACCCATACCATTAATTGTTTTACCGGAAACATAGCTATATTCAGTATAACGACCGGATGGATTACTTGGATTTGTGTCATCAAAAGTGTGATCGCCTACTCGATACAGTAAACCGCTATGATCACCGGATGTATAATATCTAAACACCAACTTCCGTCCATAATCGTCTGTAACCTCTGTCAGTTGATTGCTAGTATAGGTGTAGTCCCATTCTTCTCCGTTGGGCCACACCCGTTTAATCAAACGGTAGACACCACCAACCGATTCAAAAACATATTGACTACGATCATGCTGAATTAAAACAAACTGACTATTAGCTGATACCCATTCGATTGTAGATCGTAAACCTTCATCGCCATTATATAGATACGAATCTACAGCCGTTTCAGTAAAATATAGATCTTGCCCATCTTCTTTGTGAACGATGATTGTATTAGGGGCGCCTGTATTTTCGGTTAAGTACAAAACCATATGGTGATTATGTGTCCATCCATTACCAACAATTTGTAGGTTAGGATCTGCCTGTTTGAACTGACGATAGTATCGGGTTAATGCCAATGGCTGAGCCGGTGATGAGACTTCAATGTCTGTCTCAGTAAGGCGTTTATCTCCATCTAATAGATGAATTGGATTACTAGATTTAGGTTCACATATATTATTTTTTGTAACTCTTGTTGAATTAACGAGCGTTGCACTTCCACCATTACTTACCAAGGTATCCAAATAACCACCTGAAGTGTTTGCAAGTTTAATATCTCCATCTTGGGTATAAACAAAACCACTATCATCTGTTAACCAATGTGCAGCTCTTGCACCTGAAATAAGCAAAGTTGGAGAACCGCCGGTGCTTGATACTCGATACACATCAAAATTACCAAACACATCAGCTGTATCAAACAGTATGTTTTGTCCATTTGAGGACCACGAAATAGTGCCAGCAGGTAGTATCACATCTTGGATCAGTTGCGGTGCTTGGTCTAAGTTGTTCATATCTAGTTTAGATATGCCATCATTATTATTACCTCGATGTCCGAAAGCAAGATAACGGCCATCCGGTGAATATGCGAGTCCAGAAAAATCATTCCAATCTTGCATCGGGAACATATCTTCTAGATCGAGTGTGCTCGTGATCTTCTGTCTATAGCTTTGGCTTACCCCTATTTTCCAAAGGCCATCTTCAGACTTAAAGCTCGAACCAACTTGGATAACTCTATTAATATGGGCAACTAAATGACTGGCATCCGGTGACCAAGTAAAGGAGAGGACTCCCAAATATTGAGAATATGGAGCCGGAGTTAAAGCAATTGCTCCACCACCACTTGCATTCATTAATTTAAGTTGGTTATTTTCTATAAATGCAATACGGCTTCCATCTGGAGAAAGTTTTGGACTCGCCTTTGGTGCACCTGTTGTAATCTGCACTTGCTGAGATCCATCTGCATTCATAGTATAGACCTGACTATTTTTGATAAATACTACTTTTGAATTCATATCTTTTATCCTTATATTCTTTCTAGTAGCTGGCAATACAAAGCCATCCAAGCTCAACTGCCAGTTAGTTGTTTTTGAAATTTTAGATATACTGTGTGTTAGATGATGTGGGAGAATGCTTTGGTGATTGTGTCATTCGCTTCCCGGCTGAGACACGATTTCCATTGCGCTCTCTCCCACGACTTTATTTAAACTTTCGAAGTATCTTTAAATTTAATTAAAAACACTCCACTTACCTTTAACTTGTTTTCCAAATTTCCAACAAGGCACTGTTATAACCACGATCTTGAAATAAAGTATCAATCTTGTAGTTGTATCCCATGTGTGCTGATGTTCCAAAGTCAGCTATCTTTTGCACCTTATAAGTCTTAGGCCCATTGGCAACTGCCAACTCAAACCACATCCAATAATGTGCTGTCTCCTGATCGGCTGTTTCTGAACCACCTTGATAAACGCCTGAGCTAGCTTTTTCAACGATAGCATCATCAACATTGTAGAACATGATATTCGAATAAACTCGATACCGTGTTCTCATAGAGCCATGAAACTTAACCCAATAAGTTCCCGTCTCTAAATCAAATTCAATGAGTTGACTGTCTAATGCAATAAGGTCATTTGTATTTACATCTGTATATGACCAGGATACATCTGTCCATGTTGCATCCGTCATTGCTTCAGTTTGTACGCTGCGTAGTCGAGAATATGGACGGTCCTCAAACAGAATTTTAAGTTGCTTTAGATTCTCAAATACCTGGTTAACATCTGTAATAGATGGAATTGCTCCATTTGATATGGAAACAGGTGGAATATATGTCATTATGGTAACCTCCATATTTTAGCTGTGAAATTTTCCTGATCGGTACTAACAACTGGACTTGGAAGGAAATTACGTCCTAGCGTCCCACTTGTCTGCCAATTGAAATAATACTCAAATGCAATGTCTGCATTACCGCTAACTTCATCAATTACAAACTCACCGATCATAGGCACGACAATATTGCCATAATCACTGCCGTCATTACCAAGTGAGCTCCCTCCCATGCCTCCAATCAATGTATCGTTTGATGTAACATTGCGGACTCGCCAGTTTGCATAACCATCTACTCGTGTCTCAAAATGTGATAGTGCACGTATGCGATATACGCCATTATTTAAATTAATAGTGTAATCTGGTGAATTGGCTGAACTATTGACAATTGATTTGGCATCATCAATTTGAATCCAAGGTAAACGAGACCATGTACTATCTGTTAAAGAGACCACGCCCCAATGACGCACAAGAAACCAATCATCACGTTTATCGTAAAATTCTTTCAATCGAAGTATATTATCGACCGTCACTTTGTTGTACTCGGTAGCATCAATCAGAAATTTTTCATCCTGTATATTAGGTGGTATATATGTCATTTTAATCCTCCGGTAGTTTCCAAATTTCTAGGCTAGCAAAATTATGACCATTTTCATCTTCATTATCTGTGTCAAAACTATTCCCATACTGACATAAGAACAGATCACCAACTGAAACATAACTGTAAAATTGCAAATGATTTTGTGTATTTGATGAAAAGTTATAGTCAAATACAGTGTGTAACAAAGCTTGGTGTCTATCACCACTATCTGACCCGTTATCAAAGTGGCTAGACGTTCCAGCAATGTAAATATTCTGATTTTGATAATAGACTCGCCCTGTAGCTGCACCCAAGTTACTACGAAGTTGAACAAATAATTCAAATCGATACTTACCATCTGCAAGAGAAATTCGATTATTTGCTGTATTGAGTGTTATCAGATTATATGGATCCCACTCAACTTGATTAAACTTAATTAGATTATTTGCATTTGCTGTTAGAGCAACACTGGCTGCGCCTTCAACTCCAGCGTTCCATGTTACACGTGCATAGTATTCTCCACTGGCTGATAAAAGCCATGCAGTATTCTGAGCAATATAACGATTCCAACGATCTTGTGTCATATATGGATCGCTAACTGATAGGTCAACTGGCTCTGTCCAGATTGGTTTTGCTTCTGTCATTAGTAATACTCTCCTTTTCCTTCTGCAACGGATACACCGCCATATTGTCCAAGATATGTTGTATTGCCTATGTTTGAAATACCGACTTCCCAACGGTGATCTGGGAAAGCTTCAAGCCCTTCAACTAAATATGTATCAAATCCCATGCGAGCTGTGCCAACTTGCCAAACATTCATATCATTGAGGTCATTTTTTTCGATTAGAATTGCAGAGATTGTCTGCCCTGCTACTCCACCAGTCAAAGCTAGTAAATTCCCATAATCTGCTTCAATATCTAAATCATCCCCTGTGAACTTAATGACCCGCCCTATATTTCCGTCTAAATCTTGGTATGTTTCATCAAAGTATGGGCGAAGTTGATCACCAGCAACAATTGTTTCTGCACAAACAACAGAAACTTCACCGTACATAGCGACCTCAACTAGATTTCCATTTGTAACACCACTCTCTATAATGACACCGACTTTGACTGGTCTACGTCTTAACGAAGGGTATACACCTAAATCTCCAATCGCAACAACTTGATTTTCAGCAGAAAACGAAGTACCCCGATATACATGTTTGAATGTATTTGCCGCTCCACCACTACTTATATTCAGCCATTGAGTACCATCATAGTATCGAATGATGTTTTCTGTCTCGTTGTAGTACATATCTCCACGTGCTATAGCATCTGTCGGGTCATTGGCACGGCCACCAAGGCGGAATGGCGGTTGCGCCCAAACACTACTCAAAGCATTTAGCTTCCGATTTGCTGTAAGATTGCCCCATCGGTCAACTTTAGCCGCCGTGTTACCAGACGTATCATCAAATTGAGCAATATCTACCGTTTGTGTCGCATTGGCACTGACTTTTAATTGAGTTTCATCGGCAACACCAGTCACGTTTAGCGGTACAAAGGCTGTATCTGCAATCTGGACAATGGCCTTAGACCCAGATGGATTTGTGATATTGAAATCACCACCGTCAAAATCAAGATCATCACTTGTTACAACAGGACTTCCATCTTCCTGAACAAGAATGGTTGAACCAGATCCCGCAGGCCCTTGTTCCCCTTGCGGTCCCTGTGGACCTTGTGGTCCGACATCCCCGGTATCGCCCTTTTCACCTTGCGGCCCTGTAGCGCCGGTAGCTCCTGTATCACCCTTAAGTTCAGACAGAAGAACAAGATCAATCCACGTTGGATCTCCAACATAACGCCACTGAATATGAGTTGTTCCTTGCTGAAGTTCAATCTCGCGTCCAGCAATGCCTTGTAAACCTTGCGGACCAACATCACCCGTATCTCCTTTGTCGCCTTTCAGATCAGCGATTGCCACCAAGTTTTGCCATGCAGCTGTCCCTAATCGCCACTGAATATAGGTTCCATCATTTTGTAGTGATACTTCCTGACCATCTTGTCCAGCAGGCCCCTGTGACCCTGTACCAGCAGACTCCCATAGTAAGCCGACACCTGACTCCAGCTTTGCTTTGTAGATGTGGGTTGTATCTACATCTACCCAAAATTCGCCTACGGAATTGGGTTCCAATGGCTTATCCGCACTCATTCCGGTACGAATAATAACCGGATCAGTCTTTTCAATAAAATCAGTCATTAGGAGGCAACCTGCATCAATTTAAATTCAGAGAATCCGCCTTGCCACCCATTTGACGCCAGTTCAAAACCACCACTTGTACTCGTGAAAAGACTCAATTTAAGTGTGTCATTGGCTTGTAAAGTACCAATCCACATCTCCGCACCATAAGAGTAGTAATCGTTACCGCTACCTGTATCAGTGACAAATGCCTTACGCCCAATATTTTCACCATTCATATGTAATGTCACAATCAGACGGCTTGATGTCGTTTCAGCTCGACCATATAGAGAGAAACTAACATAGTAAGTTCCAGTCACATCAATAACGATATCCTGTGTGGTTGATGTATCGTGAAGATTGTCTGGATCATAATCATAAGGATCTACAGACCACATCACATCAGTTTGGGTTGTATCAAATGGACCGTTTGAGATACCCAACAACCAAGAGCGTACCTTTGTCGTTCCAGAAGGTACACTGCCCCCACCCCCCAATGGTTGCCAGATTGCAGAAGTTGAAGTGGAATCTAGGCAGATATATGCCATATCATTGGTTACATCTATCCACATCGACCCTACTGAGTAACCAGCGGTCGCATCATCAGTTGCTGATGGCGCGCTTGTTGCTACAGTGTTGCCTTGAGCAAGAAAATATGAAATCCAGCTCCCTGACCCATCAGATAATGACAAGGTATTTGCATTATCAAAATGCATGTCACCAGCACCCTCCGGTGCAGGCGGTTTTGTACCTGTTTTGATCTTTGCATCAAAGCGATCAGTATATGGTGCTTCTCTTAAAAACTTTTCATCGGTCATATTGTTTCCTTTCTATATAAACGTATTGTCATTCATTCGGTATGTTATGGTAAAACCAATAAGCATTGATCGAATAATCATAGATCGATGATTAATCCTCTCTACTACCTACACCAACGTAGGTATGCTCTTCTGACTTGTGACTTCTGACTGTAACTTGTCATGATCTGACAAATATCCAATATGTAATGTACACTTATCTCAGTAGTTCGATTCCAATTTACTATTAAGACGACCGCCCGCAGAAACCTGCCAATTTCTACAGATGGTTGTTTTACGTTATTGAATCTTGGATTTCGTTGATCAGCACCTCCTAAACTCATCGCCTGAAATATAGACCTAAGCTCATTAGACTCTTAAGACCTTTGGTATCTCGTATCAGGTCAAATTTCTATGATTCCACTGTAGCACAAAAGTTCTGTTAAAGTACGGACAAATGTTCAGACGTTTGTTCAAATCCATGAGAGTTATAGGACTCTATTGAATCGGTTACCAATTGAATCTGATTTCTTGAATAATCACAGTTTTTGTGATTAAGGGGAAATATAGTAATTTAGCCCCTTAGGTATCAACTACAAGCCTTTACCTTAGTAAAGTTGTTTGAACAGATTGACATGACAAGCTAATTCTCTCTGTAACTATGCTACACAGTCACAGAATTATGTGATGTGATATGAGTTGATCGACTAACAACAGTTTGGAAATGGCATCGTAAACTAGCCATGAGAATTTGAAATTTCAGATGTGCTGTGTGTTAGATGATGTGGGAGAATGCGCTGGTGATTGTGTCATTCTCTTCCCGGCTGAGACACAATTTTCCTTGCATCTTCTCCCACGACTTTATTGGATCTAGGTCAAAGACTAAACCTATGTTTATTTAGTCAATAACAGCAAAATGTCGTATTCTTGCTTGGTACGTCTATCATTGTTGTCACCGTATTGTTCTCCTATTTGGCTTCTAAAATAAGACGACCGTCAAATCCATATGTAACATCGTTTGACTCATAACGAATTTGACCCGAACCTTGAGTTCGTCTAATTTTTAACTTTACAGTATTTGTACCTACTTGTAATTCACTAGGGTCGAAGGTGTGGTTAACAGCCGGTATAGATCTTGAAAAGGCTGATCCATTGTCACCAAAAAGAGTTATTGGATAGTCCACACCATTTAACTCAAGCGTCAATAAACCAAATGTTCCAGCCAAATTGTTGAAAATTGAACCGCCAGATACCACTACATTTAGATAATCTGTAGCCGTTAGCGTTATTAATGTTTCGGAATCTGGTATATCGACATCAGTTGTTGATGATGTAGATAGTGTTCCGATATCGTTGTTGATAACAATATTAGGAACACTTGCTTGACCAAGCCCGACCATCATTTCTTCTACCCACATGTGAGCATTAATGGAATTGTTTAACGTGATTTGACCTGTGCCTGCACTAACTCGCCATCGCAACTTAACAGTACGAGTTCCAGCAGGTACAGAGAAGATAAACGTGTCAGATTGCCAGCCTTGCTGTGATGTACTTTCAGTTAAAACACCATCATCTGGAAATTGATTAACATCATCAATAGATACATTAAAAAATACATTGCCTGATGAGTTTTGTGCAAGAAAGCCTAAATGCACTTTAATAGGATTGCCCGCTGTAGTAATTGTTTGCTCAAACGCAGAGCCAACGTCTTCCCATGTGGTAGAAGTAGTTGTAATGTTTGATTGTGAAATAACATTAGACACATAATTAGCTGATGCAATTTCCGCTACATTACCACCATTATTTGTTGCCAACTCTTTAAGAGAAAAAACACCATCGCCTTGTACTAAAGCAGTCCCGCTTGTGTATGCGCGATACATCATACGTATTGTATGAGAACCAGCGGATAAGTTTGGGATTCGATACTTAAAATTTATAGCAGTTCCGCCACCTATGTACTGCCAAAGTTGCCAAGTTGACTCTAAAACACCGTCAACCTCTACGTTTAAATGTATTCTTTGCCCCGCAGTATTATTAACTCCATAGCCTGTAAACAAAACATCAACATCTCCACCGGATGTAATAATTGTTTTGCTAAACAATGGGTCAATTTCAACATAGCTACCTGATGTAGTGCTAAAACTGCCTGTCCATTTTTCTGTTACAGATGCTAATTCAGTTTGTGCAACTATAGCCTGTGGCTGATATTCTTGGGCAATAAAGTAATCATCCATAGGGCTCATTTGTAAAAATACAGTGCCGCCACCGCTTGTTCTTTCAATTCTTAAATCAACTGCATTTGAACCTGTTACTAAAAGAGAGGGTGGAATTGTTACCCGTGTTGATACAGAGCTAGCAATATTGTTCGCCCCTAAAACAAAATTAGCACCTATTCGATGGTTAGTTCCATTGATGTTTATGTAAAGTTGACCAATGCAAGCATCGGCTGTTGATTGTAAATACTGATTGCCCCAATCAACAATCACGGGTTGATCCCCTTTAGCTATAAACGTTTGAGGCGAACCATTAACTACTTGAGGGGTTGATGATGTTGTTGACGTGCTAAATAATGAATTAGTTGATTCATGAATAATTCTCCAACTACCCATTGCTACGCCAGAAACATCAAATCCGCCACCCCCACCACTGCTTCCGCCACTACCAACATTAGCAGTGCGAACAGTCAATGATGTGGCATTAGCAACAGTTTGAATTGTAGATGTTCCAGATGTTCTACGAACTGCTATTCGTAATTCATCTCCAGCAGATAAATTCATCATAACAGTTGCGCTTGCGTTTGTCCCGCCTTCGGTGACTTCGCGGTTATACATCTCTGCAAGTGTTCCTGCCACATCTACCCAAACACCACCGCCTGTATTAATCTGTAAAACTGATTGCGATTGTGTACGATCCGTCCCGCTTGTTACCATTGTTGACGTATTATATGTGACAACATACCAGCCTGATTGATCTATAGAGACATTACCGTTACCGGAGGTATGTGTAAAATAATCTGTATCAATGCGAATCTGATTATTAAGCGGTATAGGTTGATTAGACCCTGTTAAAGTTACCCCCCCTACTGTATCGACTGCATTAAATATTCCGAGTTCGGTGCTCCCACCTTCTCCGGTATCTGTGTCTAAGTCTACCCATGCGCCGCTTAAGTAAACCCTATCTGCTGGCAAGCCTGTTGCTGTGTTTGTACCATCATCTAAATATCTATCTCCTTCAACAGGCGATGATGGTTCAGTAGATTGTGCAACAGTATTCGATTGTACGCCTGTATCATTTAATACAATTTTATTTTCAGGCAGTCTTAAAATACCGTCATTGTCCACGTCTAACAACACTGTCGCGTCATCTTTTTCAAATGAGACAATCTTCGATGTTTGTGTAGAATGCCCTGTTACAATAAGCTGAGGCACATCTTGTTGTCCATCAATTGAAACCTGATCCCCGAAACGATTTAAACCATCGCGAGTCCAGATTGCATAATTGTTTACGCCTTCATCTATATCATTAATGTAAATACCGTAAGAGTTGGTGATTGATCCCACACCATGATTACGTGTACTATCAATGTAAATGCCTCGCGCGTTGTCAATAATACCGTCATCACGGTTATGCAATTGAGCGACAAAGCCATACATACTATTAACTGTGCCTAATCCGTAGTGATTACCGACGAATCGGATAGCCTCAACTGCTTCTACATCAGAGTCATAGCTAGGGGCGATTTGGGTATCTACAAATATGCCGTATACTTTTCCTGTTATGGGTGTACCGTTTAACGAGCTGGGAATACGCCGGAAAAAATAAGCTACACCTTCATTTGCACTCGTGCTTTCCGCACCGTCTTTACGTATATACGCTTGAAATGTTGAACTTACGTCCCTGTCAACTCCGAGTTTACCTCTAATGTAAAAATCACCCGATGAACCAATATTTGTAACATGTGCGGTTGGGTTTTCTGGTGATGTCTCGCTAGTTACATCAAAACTGTCATTATCGTATTCTAATGCCAGCGCGTTTGCGACCAATGAGCTGTTTTCATAAACAGGCAATGCGCCACCACCTGTGCCAACATCTATCCACTGCGTACCATCGTAATGGCGTAAACCCGGATCAGTCGAATCTGTATTTGTTCCGTCATCGTAATAAATGTCGCCTTGTTGTGGGGATGACGGCACTGTAGCTCTTGCAAATATTCTAAAAGGAGAATCTGAGTTGTTTGTAGATGTAAGCTTTCCTGTTACATCAAATCCGTCTGGTGCGCCAACCGATCTTATAAATGCTTTGTTTCCACTCGGATTTGTTACATCAAATGACGTGCCGTCGAAATCTATATTGTCAGCAGTAACCACCAAGACATCATCTTCTCGAATAGGTACACTAGAACCAGTTCCGGCAGGTCCTTGTTCCCCTTGCGGTCCCTGTGGACCTTGTGGTCCGACATCCCCGGTATCGCCCTTTTCACCTTGTGGCCCGGTAGCACCAGTAGCACCCGTATCTCCCTTAAGCTCAGACAGAAGCACAAGATCAATCCATGTAGGATCTCCAACATAACGCCATTGAATATGTGTTATTCCTTGCTGAAGTTCAATCTCGCGTCCAGCAACACCTTGCAAACCTTGCGGACCAACATCACCTGTATCACCCTTATCGCCTTTCAGATCAGCAACGGCAACCAAATTTTGCCATAAACCTGTACCCAATCGCCATTGGATATAGGTTCCATCATTTTGTAATGATACTTCCTGACCATCTTGTCCTGCAGGTCCCTGTGCACCTGTACCAGTAGATTGCCAGATCAAGCCAACACCAACTTCTAGTTTCGCTTTGTAGATGTATGTTGTATCCACATCTACCCAAAATTCGCCTACGGAACTGGGTTCCGATGGTCTATCCGCACTCATTCCACTACGGATGATTACCGGGTTTGATTTATTGATAAAATCAGTCAATTTATAACACTCACTTTACTCGAACTTGTATAGAGGGGGACTTATAATTTAGTTATCTTGAAAATAGTCTCTTTTGCTGAGAAATTCATGGCTACCAATTCGCAAGTATTTGCAACAGTAAGTGAACCAGATGTTGTACTTAGAGAGATATAATCCGACTCTGGGTTTGTTATCTCAAATAAATACTTGAGAACTTTGTAATCTTTCTCAGTAGTCTCTGTTCGAATGTAGAATACTTGAATTGCCACAGTGGTTGTTCCATTTAATGTCATTGGGATAGTGAATGCTTCCCCTTTATTTGTGTTATGGGATAATGCGACTGTTAATTCAGCTTCATACCATCCTGCACCTTGACCAGTAAAGTAAATACGGTCGGGATTAGTTGAATCATCATGCAAGTTATTTGCATCAATAATCTCAACCCAGTCAATGACAGCACTTGAACTAGTGCAATCATGATTAGATGCTAAATAACCAGTGAAAATAATAGGATTTCCCCCACTACTTCCAATAGCAGATAGATCATAATCGACCCATGCATTACCAGCTTCATTGCTGAGAGACAAGACACCTGTCGAATGTTCAAACCAGACATCACCAGGACCTTCCGGCGTTGTTGGCTTTGTACCAAATTCTTGGTCATTCCCAAATCGGGCTTTAAAACGATCGTTATAAAGTGCTTCATTCATTAGTTTTGTTGGCATTGTTTTACCTTTCTTATTTGTTTGTTTGCTTTAGTTTGATATTGAATAAAGGCTGTTGATGCATCATGACTGAGATACATAATCGCCATCTGAAAATACAAAATACCCACCATAATTCGACCAATATCCATCAACTTCTGGATCAAATGTTGACCCAGTTCCACTGATGTCTAACCAAACATCTTCGGTTTGACTATATTGTCGTAATCGGGGTTGATTTGGATCGCTGCTTATATCTAGATAAATATCATTATCTCGAGGTGCTGACGGGGCTGTTGAACGTGGACTGAGATTCAATGGTGCATAGATTTCACTATCACCAATATAAACTGTGCCACCTTCTGTATAAACTGAGTAGACATCACTCGCCGATCCTTCTGGAACACTCATATCAACCTTGACACCATATGCTGTCTGCAAATGAGCAGATGAGTCGTTATTCACCTTAGCGACAACTGCACTCATCTCAAGGTTGTTGGTATCTGGATTACCACCGACATTGGTCACTTCAAAATCACCAGCACGAATTTCCGCTCCGACTTCCATTGGACCTGTATTTTCATTGGTTGCGTGCACCCGCAGTACACGATGTAAAGCAGATAACCCACCAGTTCCTTTTAGTGCAAGCTCTTGAACAACCCAACTAATGAGATGACTCAATGTGCCTGAGAGAATACCGCGAAGATGTAAGCCACGTGACGGTTTATACACATCATCTAGATTGTGAGCTTCGATTAATGCCTCTGGTGTATCATCTTGATCCCCAATTAGTAAATGACCATCAGCATCTATTTCAGCAAACACATTTCCTGAATGATCTTGCCATTGTTGCAGTGCATCTGATTGATTAGCAGCACCCTTCACCGCAACTTGAACAGTATCTGATGTACCATTTACTTCAAGTGTGTCATTAATGACAACATTGTCGTTGTATGTCTGTGTCATTTATTTTCCTTTCATTTAATTTTGATTAGTATTTTTGGAACAGAGCAACACATTTGTCAGATATAACAAATGTCCAGTATTTGCTGTACACTATTCTCAACAGATCGATTCCAATCTGCTGTTGAGACGACCATCTGCGGAAATCTGCCAATTTCTACAGATGGTTGTTTTGCGTTATTGAATCTTGGATTTTGCTGATCAGCACCTCCTTTAATAGTTGAAACATAGACCTGATCTCACTAGACCTACAATATTTTGATATCTCGTATCAGGTCAAATTTCTATGATTCCACTGTAGCACAAAAGTTCTTTTACAATGTAGGCAAATGTTCAGACGTTTGTTCAGATTCCTCCTCAATCAACTGAATCCCACGTGCTACATTCGGTTCGCGATAGATCCTCCCCTGTCGTTCAAGATGGGTGAGATAGGTTCCGACTGATCCTTTAGAGATAAAACAGGCATCAGCTATTTCCTGATGACTGGGTGGTCTTCCCTTTTCTTTAACTGCGGATTTTATAACTTGATACACTTGCTCTATCAGTTCCTGATTCATGTGACCTCCAATTGAACTGAATTTAGGTAAGTTAACTTGATATTGAACACATACTGGTCAACATCTATAAACCTGTTATACTTCACCCCATATCGCAACATATGGAATAATTCATAACACAGGCCACTGCTCCAACAGTGGCTTTATGTTTTCTACCTTATACAACAATCTCCACAAATAACTTCAATTCGTTTGTTTATTGTTATATATCTTAGAATGTCATCTTACTACGAAAATTTGTTCTAATCAATTGGAACAGCGTTTGTTTTTTCTGGCAATTTCTCTCAATAGCTTTTCATATTTCACATTTACTCTTTAACTATCCCATCAATCAACGACTCCAACAATGCTATCGGTAATCAGCTTTGATTTGGAGATAAGTAGATTGATAGTAATTAGAAGTTTTTTCACAAGAAGATCTCAAAGAAAGTTGACCATAAGTTTCCCCAGAGACATTGTTAGGATTATCTGATAATGTGCTTATTCCTCTATCAGGAGTAGCGCGCTGTATTATAACCCGATTTGAGTGCTTTTCCTTTCTCCAACCAACTTCTAACTGCAAAAACAGAACAAATATGCTAAATTTATAACAAAAAACTAACTTAACGAGAATATCTATGAATACCAAATCCCGTCTTGTATTCGCATTTATTAACGCATATTTGTGGGACTACAATACATCACCCGAACTCTATGAGATCAAAGAGGCTTGTCACATCCGCTCAGACCAAACAGTACAACATCACTTAAGAGTGCTAGAAGAATACGGCATGATCGAGCGTCATGGCGACAATATCAAAGTGCTGAATACATCATCCAAGCCCCTACCCCGCTACAGCCAATTGAGCGAGCGCATCTTCCAATGTATCTACTTGCACATCAAATCTGGTAATTACCCAACACAACAAGAAATTGCTGAGGATTGTGAAGTCGCTCCGCAGACGGTTGGCAGGCATATCATGGTCTTAGAACAACATGGTAAAATTAAACGAATCCCATATGCCCGACGATCAATTCGACTCGCCTAACCTCGACTCGAATACAACCCACTAGCCCTGCCTACTTTTGTAGACGATTTTCTACCTGTCAACTTATTGAACGCACCTGCTGTCGCATCCCCTTGGTCACGAAAGGTACCATTGGGGATGGCGGTCATCTCTTCCAACCACGCATGATTCCAAAGCCCTGATACCAGCAACACATTCCCTGCCTCAGCTTGATCGGCGAATGGAAGTAATCGAGCATCTTTATCACCTGTTGGACGATCTGCCTTGATACGATACCCCGCATTTTTCTTGATCGTATGCTCTGCCGACTCTTTACCACCACTACCCGGTTCCTGCTCAATATAGGCGACATATTTTCCATACAGCTGAGTATCTCGCTTAATCGTCTTGTGGATGATCTCTTCACGTTGATGCGCCGACCATTGCCCACGGACAACATCTTCCACATAATATGTACCGTGATATTCTGCCATTAGAACCAGCGCTGTATAAGCTCCACCCCCTTGTGTACCTGCTTTGTCGATATATCTAACACGCTTTGCACCACTCGGTACTTTCGCCACAGTATCAAACCAATCGCGCTTAATCATGTCACCGTCAGCCAACCGTGGTGCACCCTGATACTCATTCGCCCATGCTCGCTCACCAACATTTTCACGCTTTTCTTGTAGACCATCAATCGAAAAACGCACAGGAGATAATGCCTCACCAGCTTCACGCCCGAGTGGATCAGATTCACCGATCGGCAATCCCATCATCTTATTATTCTTGTCACGCTCCTCTTGGCTTTCAGCAATCGCCGGATACCGCAGAATACACCACTTGTCACCTTCCTCAGCAAGTAATCGCCCTGCAATATCGTCTGGATGCCACCGTGTCATGATGATGATCACCCACCCATCTTGCCACAAGCGTGTCATCAGCGTTCCGCGATAATATTCATATACCGACTGCCGATACACCTGCGAATGTGCCTGTTTCCAATCTTTAAATGGATCATCTAGCAAAATACCACCAAAACCATGTGATGTAATCGGCCCACCGATACCACCAGCCCATAAACCGCCCTTATGTGGGTAACCAAGTCGCCATAGACCTTTTGCCCTCGCATCTTCCCGAATCTTAATCGGCTGTCCCATATGCGACAAGTCACCATACAACCGCGCATACTCCGGACTTTCGATAATATCGCGTGTGCTGGTCGAGAACTTCTGCGCGGGCGTTGCACCATACGACACCACTGCCACAGGTAAATTCGGATTTTCACCAATCCAACGTGCAGGAAATATCTCTGTCGAGGTGCGCGACTTACCATGCTGAGGAGGCGCGAAGATCATTAACCGCTTGATCTCCCCTGCCATTACCTTATCTAACATTCCATTGAGATGTCGATAAAACGCATTGACTTGATATGTGGGATCAACATACTGTGCGAACGCCAAAGACGACTGACGTGCTGCTTGTCGCTGTAGATATTCTTGTGCCGCCTCTTGTGGGGTAACCTGTTCGTTATGTAGGGTTGGTGGAAGCATAAGAAATAGAGACTTAATTAACTCGATGTGTCGGCATCTAGCATCACCTGATCATAAATATTACGCGCGGTTTCCATCGTCGCCTCATACTTCTTCTTGACCGCCAGCGAGAACACACCTTTAACTTTGTCGATCGATGCGCCCTGTTCTAGTTCACGCAAAGCAACTTCACCAAACACCCACAATGGCAGTGCCTCTCCTTGATATTTCTGATTCTGCCACCGATAAAACTTCTCAATCGCCTGACGCAACGGTACAACCTGCTTTTGTGTCTTCCAGAAGTCATCTTCATTTTTCTCGACCTTCTGGATACAATTCATGATAATCACAAAGCACTCTTGCATGACCTTTGAGAAGTTTGTCATATCATACTCGTTGCCATCAACTGACTTTCTTTTTGTCGGCGAGGTCATAGCGCACATCCTCCAGTTTACGTATATATGTCCGTTGCTCATCACAAATCTGCGACAAATTCCGTAAGCGATGTAACATCGAAATAACCCGTTTCATCAGACCGCCTGTGGTAACATCCAACTTCGCAAAATTAATCACCCGATGTATAGCAGCAATCTGTGCTTGCGTTTCTTGGTTAGCGTCTCGCTCTTCTTCAAACCGCGCCATCCAATAATCGACCCAATTTAAGTATCCACCTGGAACATCTGCCCAGTCGAGATCATCACACCCCTCTGGGAACTCTAGCTCTGAGTAATCTATATATTCTGGTAATGTCATATCTATTTTACTTTCTATTAAGCAATCCCTTTGTAATCTCCACATAAGTAACATGACCGCAAATAAGGCACTCCCATTGTGTTGATGGTTTGCCTAGATGCTCAGCATCACCTTGTAATTGCATCCATACGTTACAATTCGCACAATAGCTTGGCTCATATTTGTAGTATTCTTTCGGGTCGAAGAATCTATCCATGTCATCAGCACAGAGAAAGAACCCGCTATGAGTACGGCAACTTAATGTGTATTCGTCGCGATCAGAATCATAAGTATCAACCGTGATATCAAGACCCGGCTCAACATATGACCAGCTACCATCATCATGCTCTAGCTCGATTTCATCTTGTAGAACATGCACTGTACCAATTGCGTATTTCGTCGGTTTACTTATCATCAACAATCTCCCCTTCAACCGCATCCGGCAACGCCTGAGAGGCTATCAACCTCAATTCGTCATCCGTCATATCGCGCACCGTCTTCGGCTCGCCTGCCTCATTCATAAATAGATTATTCTGCTGGTTAAACTGATTGAACGTCATCGATCCAGCATCCATCGTTCCCGTCAACCGCATCTCTAATTCAAGAAACTTCGCAATCGCTTTCCAGTCATTTTTAGCCCAACCATATGCCTTACGGGCCTCACGGATTTCTGCCAACTGCATGGCTTTATACGACTCATATTCCTCGGTGGCATTTTTGATAGATTGCTCTCGAAGATAAACAAGGTCGTTATGAATCGTGCCTGCACTGTACGGCTTGGGATCTTCACCATCTTTTGGGTTAGGGTTAAGCATAAAAAAAGGCGAATTAGGAGTAGACATCGCCACATAAATTTCGCGCTCACTCAATAACCGGTTACGTAATGTCGCCACACGCTCACGACGCAAAGCCATGACATCTTGGTGAGCGTTGCGTTTTGTTTTAGGTATTGGTGATACATTCTTACGTTTCTTACTCATAATCCCTCAAATTGGGCAAAGTAACCCTACAATTCCTCTTGACTTGTATAGCATATTGCTATACAATATAGCCATAAGGTTAAACAAAAGGACAAACAAAATGGAAAACAGATTACGCAAATCAATTGAAACAGGTAACGGATACATAACACGCTTCAGCACACTAGCAAACGCCATACAATACCGCTCAACCCGTAACAGTAGCAAAACTACACCAATTATTCTCGGCAACGACGGTAAATTCTGGCTGACGAGTACCAACCGCGCAGCTAGTATTCTCCAACGCTGGGGATACGACACAGCGGAGGAACAAAATGCCTAAACAATTCAACACACGCCTCCCAGAACTAACACATAACCAAATCGACGAAATAGCCGAGATTCATGATCTCACAAAAACGCAGATACTAATCATCGCCATCGACCGCCTATACCAACAACTGCAATCTCCCAAAATCGACCTTGAGCTATCCGCTGAAGAAATAAACAAAGTAATAGACAACACTGATTAACGATTAATCCGTAGGGATGTGCTTCTCCACGTCCGCCTTTTTAGGCTCTAACCCCATCCCACTCATTCGTTCCAAAATCACCGCCACATACTTCGGCTCAATTTCAATCATCCGGCACTGACGACCCAGCTGTTCACAAGCAACCATCGTCGTCCCACTCCCACCAAAAGGATCATATACATTCCCTGAATGATTACTAATTGGACGCGACATGCATTCAATAGGTTTTTGTGTTCCGTGCCCTGTCGCTTCTTCATCTTTTAATCCCCCTGCAGGATTCAAACTTGCTATATCCCACATCGTCGTTTGCTTACGGTCGCCAATCCAATGACCAGTCTTATTCTGTTTCACAGCATACCAACAAGGCTCATGCTTCCAGTGATAATGACCTCGGCTAAGGGCGAATTGATGTTTATTCCATATAATTTGCGAACGGATATTAAATCCTGCTGCCAACAAATCAGTGGCTACAATATGACCATATATCCCAGCATGCCATACATAAGCAACATCACATGGAGCTAATTGCCAAGTATCAAGCCATGAGGCATTATCATCATTCTTTACAACGCCCAAAGCATGACGTGTTCCACCATCAACATCCACTCGCCATGATGGGTCATACTCCACACCATACGGAGGATCCGTAACCATTAACGGCGTGACCAAGCCATCAATCACCCGATCAACATCATCCTTAACTGTGCTATCCCCACATAACAACCGATGCTCTCCGCCGTGCTTTGAAGAGATAATCCACAAATCACCATAGCTGACTTTCCATTTTTCATTAAGTTCTTCTGCACGATCAACTTGAGCACCAGCATCTGGATCCGATGGACCTAAATCAGTTTGACTGGCAATTAACTCGGCAATCTCTATCTCGGTGAACATACCCGATAAATCTGCTCCAGCTTCAACATCAGCCATAATCTGTGCAGCATCCCAATTCAGAGATACCTCATTGGACCGGTTATCTATATATGCCAATTCAACCGCGCGCATATCATCAGTATCACTCAAATCCAGATCGCTACGTTTCACAACGACAACTTGCGTGCCATCTGTTTCAACCTCGATCACATTCTCAAGACCAGTTTCAAGTGCACCCTCTTGGCTATGATTCCCAGCGATAATCTTGTTGTTCTTATCAACTAGCAAGCTACGACCTGCCCCATACTTACGAAAGCTGTTTTCAATCATGCCCTGACCACGCTCAGACCCTGTATTAGAGTTCTGAGGATTAGGAGCATAATCTGTCAGCTTCTTATGCTTAACAGACTTATGACTCATTTGGCGACCAACCTATAGTATTTTTATAGAACTAATATTCTAATATTAGCATAGATTTAGGAGAAATTTCAATAACATGATGTATAATGCACATTAATCTGAACATAGGTAAAACAATGATACCTATTTACAGCGCTTAATACTTAAGGGTACTCAACACAATAAAGGTTATAAGATGACCATCATTGGCACTGCCAGAATCAAATTTACACTAATCACCTTCTTCAGGCATCATAGTTTCAAACGCATCCCCCAGATCAATCTCCAATTGGAGCATACCACTATATGAATGTTTATATTCAATAACACGCATATGCCGTATATCAAAAGGTATATCTTTAAGATCTTGAACAATAGTAATTACTGGTTTATTTAATGTATGAGCCATCCCAAGCTCGTAGAAAACATTTGCATTACGACCAGTGCAGTCAGCGATTACCAACCTAGAACTTACCATTGCTGACCAAACATCTGCCATGATTGATCTTTTTGAGAAGAAGTTATCACCACGTTTCACAGTGTAGTTATACACTTCAGAGATTTTTTTGATGTGGTCAGTATAAATTGGCTCAAACTTATCAGCAAAGGGCATAATAACAAATATATCGCATATATATTGCAGGTCATCATGTGGTGGTCCAAAAATATCGTTTTGTCTCAAATCTATAAGGTGTTTATGCTCTGAATCCAATGATTTACTCCTTAGTCTAACAATAACTTCAATATATTGATCTTCGCTTAGTGGTTTCCCATCGAGCCTGACATAATTAGTAAAAATAGAATCAAACTCTTGCAAATTATTGCTTGTGAACTGCTTACCTCGACCAACATCCGTTGTATTTAATATATCGATTAGCCATTCAGTAGCTAGTGACTCATTACCCAAGCGTAAGTAACCATCAGTTAATATCAACCATACTAAGCTCAGAAATATATCACCATATACTATCGATCTTGGAGGTCTATTACCTTTCCAAGATCTCATTGTTGATATACTTAATCCTTCGATACGATTCATTACATAGTATTCAGTCTCACGTATTGAAAGATGCTTTGCAGCTGCTAGGGTTCGAATAGCAATATTAAGTAAACGACTAGTAACATATGGTTGAAGCAGATAAATTATGAATGATTTATTGTCCATTAATCAAATTACCTATATCTAACAGCAAAAAATTAGAAGTAATAATATCATTTTATATTGAGTAGTATTTCTACCCTTTACCAACGGTTAGTAATTATATTTCTATAAGATAGCGTAATGCAACTGCCATCGCTACCTTGCGGCCGATGTCTTGCAGAAAATCGCAGGTCACCACAATATGAAAATAGATATTATTGGGGAGATTTAAAACACAAAACCCTAGGGGATGAGACCTAAGGCTTGTGCGGAGCATATGAAGTAAGGATTCAATTTCAGTATAGCATTAAACCAAATAACAACAAAGTTTTACCATATAAACACAAAACCCCAGCGTCAGGACTGGGGTTCGTGCATTCAAAAGATTGAAGAGGTTTCATAAATGAAACTCACGCCAGTATATCACAGCCTCTATTCCGCAGAAAACTGTAGACCTATTGACCCTACAAACACAAAACTCCAGCCATTTGAGCCAGAGTCTGTGTGTGTTAGGAGGGTTAGTGCTTATTCTCATTTTTAGTATATCATGATTAACATTACAAACACAAAACCCAAGCTGTTTAAGGCTTAGGCTTGTGCAATTCTTTATAGGAGCGTCGGGTACGCAATATCAGTATAGCACACCACAAAAGTTTTGGACTTATAAACCCATAAACACAAAACCCCAGCAACATCAAGCTAGGGCTGTGCAGTTAAAGGATAGGGAGTTAAAGAAAAACTCAACATCAGTATAGCACGATTCAGCTTTTAAACTCCGCGGGCATGGATATATCCAACCAAACCCTTCACAATGTGAGGGGTTTGAATTTTATGTACTATGTTTAACTTAATTATTGATATAGCTCAAATATCATGTTAACTCTGTTGGGAATGGGCCATTACCATTTACAGTGATGCTATTGATCACAATATTACCAGCATAGCCATCGGTTGGATTATTTGCAATCGAGGTTCTAAACCATATATTAAGCTTATCCACCAACTCATTGGGGTTTACTGTCATTGACAAGCCAGTACCGCTAGCATTATCCTGTCGCGCTTCTGACGTTTGATTACCCTGATAGAAGGTTCTTATTACTTGGTTAGGGAATGGATATGAAGTAGGGGTAAAATCATAGTTTATGGTAAACTCACTAACAAATACAGGTGTCGCAAAATTAACCGACATTGACAAAAAACGCCCATAGTTGACTACTTCGTAATTTACATCAGCATACCGCCAATTGCCGTCATCATATATTGCAGTATCATTTCCGTCTAGGTCTTCCGGCACCCAGCTATTTTTGCTATCCGCAAAGTCTGATACATATGGCCAATTGATAGCTGGATTGATAAGTGCTACCTGAATCGCATAGCTACCCTTGAAGCGAATCGCATTAAAGTTAAGCGGCGCATTTTCATCTTTCGGAAGTTCAGACAACGGGAGCCAATCAGACCCTGTGCAATCTTTATATTCTATCTCACTTGGCAAGATACCATATTCTGGAGGATCAGGTGGGGGGACTTCATCTGCAGGCGAAATTGGCAATTGAATTAAAGAACAGCAACTATCAGCATCGCTGAGATAATAGGTGCGCCAACCGTCAACATCAGATACGCGTTGTCCATCAAAAAGTACAAATACATTATCGTATGCGCCGTATGTACCGGATGGTATCGGACTTTCACCATATGTCTCCCCGACAAACAAGGCGCAAGGTTGCTCTGAGTCTGGTTCTTGTTCTTCTTCACGACAATCATCAATATCAATTTCCATTTGGAGTTCCTGATGACTATAGAAAGTTAAACGGGTAAATTGACGATTTTCTACCTGATCCTTTTTGGTATAGGGTATGACAGTTGTTCTATTATCGTTCAAAGGCTCAACTAATTCATAATTAATGACACTTGGTACAACACTACCACTATAGTTAATTGTGTTGAGATACAGTGGTATTGACGAACCACGAGATTTAACAACTACTTTGTGTTGTTGGTTTTCATCAGGAGCACTAGTGACAATCCACGTACTCTCAGTGTTGGCTTTTCGTATGACCGAGCTACCTACTGGAGACTTTTCCGTATCAAGTATCAAATCACACATTTCTATACAATTAGTTGACTGGCAATCAAACAAATCACTCTCGAGACGCGCTCCAAACTGAGCCACACTAATTGGAGCCTCAATATTGTTAACCCTTATCATAGTAGCAAGTACTTTTGAGGCTTGCGGATATGCAGTCAATGATTCGATCAAATCAGCATAAATTGCCATTGTCTCAAGAGTAATTTGACCATTGGCAGGAGTTGCACAATAAATCATCTGCCTTACATCAGCCCAAAACTGCGGAATGTCTGCTTCATTTCGTGCTAGCACGTAGTCTGTTTCATTTAAAACATTAACCAATACCTCAGTCGGGTCTACACTTGCATATATACCAGCGCCAATTAATCCAGCACTGACCACTGTTTTACCTGCATAGGCAACTGCCATGACGATAGCCGAAGATATTGTTCCAACACCAGCAGTAAGTATTGTCCCTCCGACAGTGACAGCAACTGCACCAAGGGCAATAATAAGATCTTCTGAGTCATTCTGATTTGCTTCATATTCAAGTAGTGTTTTATAAAACAAGTCTTTCAGATACGGATCTACTAGCCGTGTTGCTATATTACAACGCTTCTGATTGCCATCACCACCACCAGTTTGATTATAAAGCGGATCACATTGGGATAAGTCACCAACCTCATGCCAGTCTCCATTTTCATCTTCTACTAATAGAAGACAACCATCAAGTCTTAAGCTGCTAATCATTGTTTCTCCTTACAATATATTGAGGTAGATAATATACTTTGCTTATTAATATTTAGAGATAATTTTAGATGACCTTCGTCCATATTAGTATCGCCATTTTAAGAGTATGTAAAAACATATTGGTAGTTTTTTATAAGGCGATACAAATAGAGCCAAGTGCTTTTAAGTTTGCATTGGGAACTGATCCACCTCAAACTTATATAAAGATAGCAATCATGCCAGGTCTAAGAGCAGATAACCATTGTAGAAGCCTAGGTATTTGGCGTTAAATTCGCCTATGGCGACCGCGAGCGGTCGTCGTAAATCGACGAAAAACTCGATATGTCTTATATCTCTTTTGCCTATTACTGTATAATATTTGATATACTTTGGTTATTAAGATTAGAGGTGATTTTAGATGATTCTCAATCCTGCTGGTATCTTCATTTTAAAAGTATGTAGAAACATATCGGCAGTTCTCACACTAGTGATCCTTTATGAATCTACTCAAATAGAGCCAAGTGCTTTTGAGCTTGCAATGGGAACTGATCCACGTCAAACTTATATAAAGATCGCAATGGCATCAGCTGGACTTATGCTTTTCGCTTGGTTAGCAGCGTATTTATTTGAGAGAAATTACAAACACTACATAAGCAAAGCAAAAAATGCCCCACCGAAGTGAGGTACTTTTGTCTGGATTGATGCCATAAGCCCAATTATGTAAAATGCCCCGCTTTCACGGGGTATTTCTGTCTGGGTCAGTCGCACAAGCCGCATTTTGTACACTTAGCTGTGATGTATACGTATCGAACTAGCTCAAATCTATAGCCAACATGTTGCCCATGGACAACTACTGGTTGTTAAAACTTTGTAGATAGATAATTATGAATCCTCTCCATCACTATCCTTTTGCTCTTTCACCCAATCTGGCTGCCAGAAGTCAGGATGCTCAGGGTCGGTGTAGCGGGACATATCCGTCTCGGGTGTCCACATCGTAAAATTAGGTAACATTGTACTAGAGTCGAGATCCGCTCCCTTTAATTTCGCCCCCCGCAGATTCGCATCCCATAAGGTCGCTCCCTGCAGCTTCGCTGCCCATAAGTTCGCCCCCCGCAGATTCGTTTTCTTTAAGCCCGCCCCTTGCAGATTTGCGACTCTTAATTGAGCCAATTCAAGATCCGCCTCATGTAAGTTCGCCCCTTGCAGCTTAGTACCTAATAAGTTCGCCTCCAGCAGATTCACTCTCCTTAAGTTCGCCCCCTGCAACAAGCCATCAGCTTTCATGCGATCCAAAATCGGTTGGCGTTCCTCTGGTGTCTGTGCCCGTTTCAACTCGGAAACTGCTTGCAATTGGTTGCTCTTGCGTCGCTCTTCCCGTTCTTGCTCGTCTTTTTGCACTTGCACTGCATCCGCTGCACGTCTATCACGTGCTCCAACCAACACCTCAATCAAACCAAAAGTCAATATTGCGCCAATGACTTCTGTGCTGAAGTTCTGAAATGCGCCATCCATCCACGCCCACCAGTCGTCTATCTCAAGAGCACTGCTCATACCTGCATCCAAAATATGCGCCGATGCTGAAATACCTAATCCAACAACTGCCAAAATCCCAAGTAATAAACCAACTTGTGCATTTGTAATATTTTCTAGTCTTGATAACATACCATCCTCCAATCTCAAATAACCAAAGGATAACATCTCATACAAATATCGCACCCCCATTCGCTGGGGGTATTTGCTCGTATCGGCAATCACACGACTCCATTTGCTTGCGCGCGCTTCCTCAGATGTCGTATGATATTAGTATCGGAAGATTAGGTTAAGGATAGTTGTATGGTTTTTAATAACCATTATAGCTCAAGTAAATCATCAAGCATTTCATTAACAGATGTTTCATCAGCAAAGCAGGTTAAATTCATAGCTGACAATTTTAAAGCGTTTCAGCCAAAACCAAGTCAGTTAGTGCCAGAGTCTCAGGTTATTCAATGCGAGATTAGGCGTATTCGTAGGAACTTTCGTCAAGATTTGAATAAATACCGTTCAAATATAGATAAGGCTCTGTCTGAATTTGACACCAAAGCTGCAACTATTACTAGGGTCTCAGAATTGGATCAATTAGAAAACTGGTGTAGCCAACATACAAGTACACCAGGCATACTAGGCATTATTAAAGTATATTCGTATCACTTCCCCAACACAGAAGAAGTCTCGGGATATTGCGAAGTTTGGGAAGACTTGGGTAGATATCGCCCAAAGCGTTTGTTACTTTCTTATCCAAGCAAGCCACTTAACAATCATCACCCACCCCAACATCATCATCACCAACGTCGCTCAACAGAAAACCGCGTAGCAACAAACACACGCGCCTCTGGCTCAAAGCGTTCAGGTGGTGGCCAGAGTGGCGGTGGTGGCAGTGGTGATGATGATGACTCTGACCCCGAGCCGCCGTCGCATGCGGTAACGCCGCCTTATCAACTCTCACTTAGTTCCCCTTCATGCCGTAGAACTGAATTCGGTATCTACTTTCAGTATTTGACATCCCTCATAATATTTATGCTGTCTATCGCTTGGTTAATCCAAGACCAATCGTTTGAGCCCCTTATCCTTGCATTTGCGACATGTGGCGCTATTGTTGCACAAATCCTCAAGTTATGGGATCACTTTGAATCCTACTAGTTCCGTGCCCCCGTTTTGGGGGCTTCTCCCTACCGAAACAATGCCCGATCAAATCGCCATTTTCGTGTCGGGTGAAATTTGTATTCACTAACCGGATCGGGTAATGCTTGATTTACTTTAAGCTGTATCCAGCGTGTATCAAATATGCGCTCTAAGTCAGATTGCTTCAACCCTCTATATACCTCTTATAGTCAATGGGTTTTGTATGCCACACTGCTTGATTTTCATATCGTAATCAAGTATACTGATTATATAAAGTATATCATACTTTATTTGTCATATTCAGTCACTCACACACACAATTTTGTCGGAGCAATACACATGTACAACAAACAAATAGTCCAATATTTTGAGGGATATCATGACCTTCAACCCAACACCTGAACAACAACGGCTGATTGAAGCCATCAAAGCCAAAGACCTTAAATCGATCGGTATCGAAGCCGGTCCCGGTTGTGGCAAATCATCCACCCTCGTCCTGCTTTCACAATATGTCACGGATAAAGGGCAAATGACCTGCTTTGGTGCAGACATTCGTAAAGACCTAAATGAGAAGCTTAAAGACAGTAATTTTGATGCTAAGACCTTTAACAGTATCGCATGGTCAACGATGCGCAAAGAATTGAAGAACCGTATCGGTCGCCAGCCGACATTCGACGAGATGGGCGCAGATGGTGCAAAGTACAAAAAACTAGCTGCTAAAGCCTTTGAGGGCGACTACTTCAACGACTATGGTATCTCTGCCCTGCTCATCCCCGACAACTGCAAATACGATGCCATCAAATTCATGGATGAACTCGTTGTCAAAACACAAGTCACCATGACGAATAACACCGACATCAAAGCACTGGTTCGCCTTATCGACCAGTATGACTTTGAACCGAGTGTTGATATTGAAGATGATATTAAAGCGGAAGCCATCAATGATGAAATCAAAAACTTTGGTTTAGATAATTTGCAAGCTTTTATGAGCCTTGGTGAAAAAGTTATTGAAACTGAACTTTGGATGACGTTTACTGATCAAGTTTATTACACCGTCAAATGGAACTTACGCCCATGGCAGACCCAATATCTCTTCATCGATGAAGCCCAAGACATTAGCGAGATGGAACTGCGTCTACTTAGTAAATGTGTTCGCAATGGTGGCTATGTTGTCATAGTCGGAGACCCGAGTCAGTCCATCATGAATTTTAAGGGTGCTATGCCGGGGTCATTTCAGCGCGTCATCAAATATTTTAATGCAACTGTTTTTCCGTTATCAGCCACCTTCCGTTGCCCACGTCGTGTAGTGCGATTAGCCAATATGGTTAAACCGTCGTTACAGCCGTTTTTCGATAAAGAGGGTGTAATTGAATACAAACATCCTGACACTCTCACCGAGGTCATTAAAACCCGTAATGAGAATGATGGTGAAATTGCAATCATTGCTCGCACAACTGCCCCACTCGTTCGTATGTGCCTCGATCTCATTGGTGCAGACATTCCCGCAACTGTCCTAGGTCGTGACATTGGTAAACAACTCACCCGCCTACTTGATAAAGTTGCAGATACCACTGGGTATACCTTTAATAATCTAATCGACACCATCCAGAAATACAAACTCATGCACGTCGAACGCATGACCAAGAAAATGATGGACGAGAAAGAAATCGAAGCCTTCGCCGATACATTGGATGCCCTACGTGTCATTGTTGAACGCCATACTGCTTCATCGCATCACCATCCCGCTACCAATCTCGATGATCTTAAATCCAGAATCAACGACCTATTTACTGAAGTTAAAGACGCTGGATCACATATCATCAAGTTGATGACTGCCCATAAGTCCAAAGGCATGGAGTTTGATACCGTTATCCTTTATGACGATTTTCGCATCAGCAAAGTAGCCAATGAACCACGTGTTACCGCCAACCCAATCGACGAAACATATGTCTGGTTTGTGGCTGTTACCCGCACCAAAAATCGTTTGGTGGTACTCAAAGATGTTTGTCCAGATTGGTTGATCGGTCACTTACCTGGTCATGCAGGTTACGAACTTCCAGCCTTCACACCAGCAACTGAACAAACCATTGAACAACCTGCTGATACAGATGAAGAAGAAATAATCGAAGAACCAAAATTAACACCACAAGGTGAAAATGCAGCTAAGTGGGCCAAGCAGCTACTAGCAGATAAAAACTTCGTCATCCTCGATACCGAAACCACTCATCTGCAGGGCGAAATTGTTTCACTTGCTGTTATCGACCATGACGGTAACGCTCTCATCAACACACTTATTAAACCCGTCAAACACAAAATGTCCGCCAAAGCATCTGAGATAAACGGTATTACTGACGATATGCTAGTCGATGCCCCTACATTCCGTGATGTATTCCAAACCCTAGTTGATGTTGTTAAAGGTAAAACCATCATCGCCTACAACATGAAATTTGATCGCCAGATGGTCAATAACTCAGCCACCACCAACGGCGTACCGTATCTCGTACACCAAAAAGACTGGCACTGTGCCATGTTGCGCTACGTCGCCTATAACCCCAACAAAATTGGTCGGTATGGTGCAGGCGCATGGTGGAAACTTCAAGAAGCGCTCGAACAAGAAGGTGTTGATACCGATGGTATCGACTTTCACAATGCGCTCGCAGATGTCCGCGCAACTCTAACTGTCATTCAGTCGATGGCAGGTGCAGAAGTTACTGCTTTTAAAGATAACAACGACACACCACTACCATTCACCGTCGTTGAACCCGATGAATTCAGTCGTGGTGAACATGTCACCATTAAACCCATTCGTAAGCATGGTATCATCCACGCCTATGACCATATCAAAGGCCTTTTCTCTGTTCATATCATGGAAGGCAATCGCAAGGGCAAATTCAACAATTACGAAGCCAAGCAACTCCAATCCCGCTTCCAATACGATGCACCGATTGGACCTGATCCAGCACCAACAACCCAAATAGCTGAGCCAAAAGAACTGGCAATCACACCATATGAGAAGGGCATTCGTGTTCTGGTGAAACCTATTAACCAACAGGGGGATGTCTTTGCTGATGATGGTGGCAAGCTCATTTCTGTGCGCTTTGACGACCAAAAGACCCACGCCTACCCACGCAGAGACATTGTATTGGTACCGTCACCTAAACCTGCACAATCCAAGTTAGATAAAGCACCAGATAATGTTGTGCAAATGCCTAAGCAAAAACGTATTCCAGAAATGACGCGCAAGCAAGTTAAGCAAATCGTTAGCCGCAAAGAAGTCAGCATCGACCACTTAATTGAAATCCGTGAACTCATTGATCAGATCATCGAAGAACGTAGAGCAGAGGTTCAGTAATGTTTAATCCATACCTTGCCAAAACCGACGAAGAGATCCGCTTAGAGATGCTTATCCGTATGTCACTCAATAAGCACTGGGCAACTCGACCCAACCCAGTGCACCAAACCTTACGCTATGTGGAGCGTGTGAGAAATATCCAACAAACACACCAACTTCACCAAGACAAAGACACCACTGATAATTTACAAATTATTGAGCCAACAGCTAATATTGATAAAGTGAAGGTCATTTAATCAGATGTCACCTCATTTTTATCATGCTGTTTTCGCCGTTTAACAATCCGAATTGCCTCAGTCGGTTTCAAGTCACCCGTTTGACGGAGGATAATAGTACGATTTGCTTTATACGAGTTAATTAGATCTTCTTTAACCTGATCAAGGCTTTTCAAATCCTCGCGATATCGATTGAGCAAGCCAGCTTTATTTTTAACATCATCTATCAGGTGAGAAACTTGTGATACCTGATATAAAATATATAGCTCAAAGAAGCTAGCTTGATAGTAGCGATAAGTTCTATGATTTTGACCCCATAATGCAATTATTGTTTCTAAATACTGACTTAAAATAGCCTGTAATAACACTTGAGAAAGCCTAGGGTCGAAAATCATTTCGTGATCAGTTAGCTTGTGTCTGCTCGAAATGACGGTTATAGCAATACATAGCCTATAGGCGATTACTCTCCTTATCTCTACATCATCAGCAAGATCACGAGCACGAGCAAGATCGCTAGTAAGATCACGAGCAAGATCACGAGCACCAGCACGAGAAAGATCACCAACAAGATCACGAGCAAGATCGCTAGCAAGATCACCAGCAAGATCACGAGCACGAGCAAGATCAAGAGCAAGATCGCTAGCAAAATCACGAGCAAGATCACCAGCAAGATCGCTAGCACGAGCAAGATCACGAGCAAGATCACCAGCAAGAGCACGAGCACGAGAAAGATCACCATCAAGATCAAGAGCACGAGCAAGATCGCTAGTAAGATCACGAGCAAGATCACGAGCACCAGCACGAGAAAGATCACGAGCAAGATCACGAGCACCAGCAAGATCACCAGCAAGATCACGAGCACCAGCACGATCAAGAGCACGATCAAGAGCACGATCAAGAGCACCAGCACCAGCAAGAGCACGAGCAAGATCACCAGCACGATCAAGAGCACGAGCAAGATCAAGAACACGATCACCAGCACGAACAAGATCACGATCACCAGCACGATCAAGAGCACGAACAAGATCACCAGCACCAGCAAGATCACCAGCACGATCAAGAGCACGAGCACGAGCACCAGCAAGAGCATTAGCACGAGTATTAAAAATGTCAGTACTATTAACATGGTAGGAAACTATAAAATCACCATGATTTATGGGAAGATCTGGCAATAAATACTCATAAACAGTATCTCGTTCTGTTAACCAGTCACAAAACATCTCAGCATCCTTGTGTCGCATACCTAACATTGGATCAGTACCATCACCTTCATAGGTTGTTGTTTCCCAATGATCAGGAATTACACTAATTCTTTGTGCCAACATGTCATCTATAAATAACTGATATTCTGCCTGCGTAATGAATCCATCAACCAACAACAGACCACCACCAAGCGATTTCTCAATCTTAGTCAGATGCACTTGTAACTGTGCTTCTGCCACCCAGCGCCTAATAGCGGGATCTTCATGATTCAAACTTTCAATCTCAAAAGCCTTATAGCGTTCACGTACATCAGGCGCCACTCTAATATTACTCAACGCCATACACGTCATAGCAAGAACTAACGGTGGAATTGATTTCTCTTTCATAATGCATTCAGCGATAATCTTAGTGGCATCAGCACCGCTTTCACAAAAGTGCAATGCAGCTTCATGCCAGAAGAAACTATCAGATGCACTATTAGTAACAAACTCGTGCATCAAATCTTGATCGTGTTGCTTCGATGCAACATAATGTCCAGAAAAATATTCCAAAAATGATCGGTGTGCAAACCGATAACCCTCATGTTCACTCCCCGCCAGAAAACCAGTATTATCTTTAAAGTATTGAAGTAACGTCTCAACCTTATTATTTTCACCGGGCAACATACTAATCTCAAATTCCCAGATCTCCTTAGCCGTATCGAGATCAATATCCTCCTTGCCACATTTCATTAATTCATAAGCAAGCAATTGAAGCAATTCACGGCGTTGACTCTTGCTCAATTCATAGGTATCTTGCAAATCTTCATCATTAGGCACATCACGCTTCTTCCCACTTTCTCGTCGCCATAGGAATACTTCAACAATTTCATCATACAAATCTGGGCGGGATCGAGGTAAGTCAATACTTGGCTGTTTAACACTTGTGATAAGCGTTAACAACAGTGGGTTTACAGCCAATTGTGATAGTGCTGGTAGTCGCTGAATCTCTTGAACGAGATCTTCTGCCTCTTCTAAAGCACGTTGATAGGTTTTTGCATCTCGCTTAGGTAGCCGAGCTTCTTTCGTCTTATACCACAGCATAATAAACTCACGTTGTTGATCCGGTGTGAATTCCAAAAGTTTGAACACCGTCAAATTCATTTCAAGCAAACTATGACGCTGTGAATATGCGCCACCCGGACGCGATGCAATAAGTACACGATTGTTCCCATCCATGACTTGTTCAATCCATGTCATAACATCATCTCGCAATGACGGCGCAATTTCATCGAGACCGTCAAACAAAATCAGACAGCGGTTAGCATCCAATTGTGCATCAAACCATTCACGTGGTGGCATCTGCTCCGGATTACGAAATAACTTCTCACCAACGGCCAAATCATACAAAGCAACTTCAGGGTTCTCCTTGATCGTTAATGCATGTCGTCGTAATGTGATATAAATCGGTATAAGTTTAGGGCGTTTGCGCTTATGTTTGTCATCACATATTTCAATGACAATATGATGTAGAAGAGTTGTTTTACCTGAACCTGGTGGACCAATAATTGCGCATCGCAACCATTCATCCTTTTCAAATACTGACCAAATATCTATTGCATCATCACCTCGTTCTTCTTTGGAGATTAACCCTGCTCCAACATTCTTGGGATCATCAGTATGCATAATATCCAGTTGCACAAAAATATTCTGGATCCATAGATTCCCCGCACCTGGTAGCGTTACCCCTTCAGTAACAATAGCTCGATGTTTATAAACCATCTGTTCACGATATCGCTTTTCATCTGTCGAAAAGAACTGATCGATTGCTTTGATAATTTTGTTAGATGCATCGTCAGCAAGATCTGCTTGTACTCTATTCCAAACCTGCCGGATGAACTCAGCCACAACTAGAATCAATCCATATGCGACTGTAATTAAAGTCGCTTGACCGAGATCTTCAGTAACATTCAGACCAAATGCAAAAAGCCCAGGTATACCCAAACCTAATATGACATAAAAAATTATCGGCAGATTCTGCATCAATATTTCTCCACTCACAACAATATCTTAAGTCTACCCAAGGTTTAGCATCTCTGCATACATTTATGTGACTTTGTAGGGTAGGAATGATAAGTTGACCATGGGCAAATGATTATTCAAAACAGCTAATCAACCCCCTTCTCAACATAACCCAAAAGAGTGCCATCACAGCACTCTTTTTTTATCCCAACCGCCCTATCCCGCATAAATACTAGCCTTTTACATAGCGAGAGGGGGCACCTTACACGGTGGGGGAGTTCGTGGAGCAAGTTGATTTATCCCAAGTTAGGATTGGGTTATAACTTATCAAGATTAATTACAATACCGCATAACCAAGGCTCGTCAGGATCTCATCAGCTGCGTTTCGGTACGCATTTGGGTTGTCATTTTCAGTGATTACATGCCCATGTTTCTGTGTAATTTTTTCTAAAAAGGGGTGCTTCTCAACTAGCATTTTATTGAGGCTATCCTCTGCGTTAAATCCATCATGCATCACTGGAATGATGGTAACATTTGCTTCAATTGCCCATTCAATTTCTTGGCGAACATATGCTGATTCGAGTGTCGATGGTCCAATCAAACAAACAAAATTAGCACTAGATTTTACTTTTTCCTCTAAAGCAGAATGCCATGGGTCACCGAGTTTTAAACTATTGACATCAACGAATGCTTCACCACCTACATTCCTAAATCGTGCTTGTAAATATAACGCAAGGAGACTACTTTCAGCACGGCGATACGAGATAAAGATATTAATATTTGCTAGAGGTTTTTCATCGAGTAATTCAATGCACTTTGACGATAAGACTTCTCGTTCTCTATAATCTAGTGAAACATAACCCAATGATCTCATTGCAGATCTAAATGTTCTAATTGCATCAAAGACTTCACCACGTTTATAACCAGTATATTCAGTACCATCGACAATAACTCGCGCGAGGTGTGAATCCTGAGGAGTAGTTCCTAGAAAATCAGCTAGATCATACCCGAGATCCTGTCCAATGTACGCCCCAATCCGCGCCAGATTACCTTCACTAAATTGGTTGCTTATTTCACCTGATATGAAATTCTCAGCCCAATATCGAGCATATCCCCTGATTTTTGCTAATGTCAGTTGAGGCACACCCACAGTTATTTATCCTCAAGACTAGCTAATGCCTGTTGCCAACGCTCAACCTCTGACTCAATATACCGCTTCCAAGCATTTCTCTTGCGCCCATCAGTTTCACCTTGATATTTTTCAACTGCCAATTCTACACGGTTTTGAGATTGCTCAGCCCACTTCTTATACATTGGCTCGGTTACCTTTGCAGGTAATGCATCACCCTGTGCTTCTGCAATCATTTTCTGTAACTTTGATGTACTCCATCTATTCTCAGATGCTTCTCTAAGCCAATATTTCTGTTGTTGGCTATCCATTGGCGCAACCATACGATGATGTTTAAAACTAAGATTATCGTACCGGTACGATAATTCAATCTGATTGCATACATATGTCCAATCTCGAACAGTTGATGGATCGCGCCCCAATTTCTCAGCAAACTCCTTAGCCATACCATAGTTATTATCAACACCATATGCCAGATAATCACCGACAATCCATTGATATGCTGTTTCAATCTGCAGTAGTGTTTCACCAAATAATTGATAATCTTCTTCTGTGACGCTACCGACGAATTCGAGCCCAGTCCGATGTACCTTAATACTATTGATTTCTAGCGCACCATCATCATGTTTGACAATTGCCGACGATAACCCCATCTGATTAAATGCCATTGGATCAGGGATTTCAACCATATTCCCACTCAGCATATTATCCATAATGTCTGACTGTGTTAAGTTACCAGTAGACTTACCCTTTTTGCGATCTTTTCTCATTTTGTCTGATGCCATGCGTTTACCGCCTCCACAACTTGTTGAATCATTCGCCATGCTTCTTTTGCTGCTTCACTGGTTGGTGCATATGTGAATAATGTCTCGGTATACACCGATGCCTCACTCCATGCTGTTCTCAGACGGATAGGGTCAAGCATATATTTACCATAAGCAGCTTCCATCTCTTCTAGATTATAGATGTGGCTGTCTGTATTACGTACTTTATTAGGCAAAACACCTAGTACAGTCGTAGGGCGACGTAAGTGACGGACACGATCATTCACCAAGCCACTCATTTGTTTGATTGCTTTTTCAACACCATGCCGTGACAATTTCTCAGCTTCAGACACATACAGATAACCATCTGTTGCCATAAAAATCTGGCTGTCCAAATCTTTAATAGTAGGGCTAGTATCAATCACAACAAAGTGCAGATTAAGCACCTTTTTCAAATCATCCGTGAAGTTCAAAAACTTAAAGGGCTGTTGCTCAATATGACTAGAAATCTGATATGTCTTATCCTCTGCCGGAATCACAAATAAATGACCTTTTGCCGGATTATCAGCAGGGGAATACGCATCTTTTTCAACGGAAATCACAATATCTTCGATAGGTTCATCATTAACCAGCGCACGATATAATCCATCAGTCTCCGGCAAATCCAGTGATAACGATACATGCCCTTGGCTATCAGTATCAACAAGTGCAACCCGATAACCAAGTGTTGCCAACCCACTAGCTAGATGCAAACTCATGGTGCTCTTGCCAACACCACCTTTACGATTAGTAACCGCAATATTCATCATATTTCCTTTCCTGTGATACAATCACATCGTAGGGCACATGCCCTTGACCTTTTCAACAACCGCCCGTCTACACCGGGTGGTTTTTGATTTATTCAGCATTGAACTTTGATAACATAGAGTCGACTTGCCTTTTCCAAAGCCCATCAGACTCAAGTTGCACAGATGCACTTCGCAATTCTTCGATTCCGTCTTCAGTTATAATGTGCTCAAGTGTTGCAATAATTCTATTTATCACATTCAAATTCGCATATCGATCGTATTTCGTTGGGTTTTCTGCGTGCTTTCTATCACTGTGTTCAATAAAATCGATAATATTTTTTTGTACACTCGAAATCTTGAATTTCCGAATAAATGGCAAATGACTTGGATTTGAAGTTCGTTTTACCTCAAGTGTGCCATAAATTTCCTCGATTATGGGAATACCTCTTTTATCCATGTTCCTTACAAAGTACAACCCACACGCCTCTCGCACTCCGTAGGTATCATGATGACAACCTAACGCAAGTGCATCAATTGCATAAGGAGAACGATTTTGCTTGAGAAATTCGACCGCCTTTTTCCAGTCACTTTTCTCAAGACTATCAAATAACTTAACAGCATTCTGAATATGCGGTGGAAAGTCCTCAACAACTCCTGCCAAATGTTTTAGCTTATCAACCAATTCATCTTGCCATCCAAGTGGGTCATTTAGGACTTTAATCCACTGGATAGGAGATAGTTTCGGATGAACATCGTCATCGCTCTCACTGGTAACATCTATCGCAACAGGGATAATTTTTTTGCCTTTTCCCATTGCATATGACCATTCATAATCGACATACTTTGACTTAATTGAGTATTCAGAAACAATAAGTATGACGCCAATTGAATCTTCAATTGCTAGATCGATCATTTTGCGCCATTCCTCCCCAGCTTCAATGCGTCGATCTGTCCACACAAGTATGCCTTCTTCTTGCATTTTAAGTTCAAGCTTCTCAACATCAGCGCTGTTTTTTCGACTGTAAGAAATAAAGAAATGGCTCACGCAATCAACTCCTTCAATGCTTTCAAATCCTCATCGGATAGGGCACGTTTCAAGGACTTCAACGTCCGTTCTGGCGCATTCTCATACACCGTCACCACATGTGCGATAACCGCTAACTTGCCCTGCTCACTCGCTTTCTGACGGGCTTGTTCTTGCTTCTCGCCAATAATCTCAGACTGGCTAACCAGCTTCTCAGCCTTCAAATCTTCCAGTGACGCTTGCCCTATTGGCTTATCATTAATATAACCTGTCGCCATCACCCGCGCTAATGTTCGTGAGTCTCGGTTTATCATATCAGCAAATTCTGGAATCAATAACGGATCTGCTAAGCCATGTTCACCAATAATCTGAATCACACCACTATATGTACTGGGATCAAGTATATCCAATTGCTCACACATCGCCTGTGCCGTTTTTGGGGAGACATCACCAGCATCCATCATCACACTGATCACACGATGGCCAGAGTCACGCACGGTTTGTTTTAACTCGACCTGCTCGCTCGCCATCTCCATATGACGTACCTGCAAGTCGCCGTTTTCAGCCTTTGCCAGCGCTTTAGCTGTTTCATAGGCTTCCGAGCGCAATGTATCTGGTAATCGGTTGAGCGGGCGGGTTTGACGTTCTGGCAGTGGTGTTTCGCCAGTACCTAGTTGATGGTTTACTTTAATATTCGCATTCAACCGCGACAAATAAGATTTTGAATAATCAAACGCTTGGCTCAAATACTCATCCCACGACGCATACCCAAGCACTTTCCATCCATCGAGATCATACATCGACTGCATATCCCGTGACTGAGCTTTATCACGCGCTAAGATCCGCTTGTGTGTCCGGGTCGCTTCATCTTCCGTCATCATCACACGGTTCGTGGTAGGGGATGTATCAGCCAATATGCTCACTAGGCAACCTCTGTTAGAAGCTCAAATAATTCCACTAAATTGATCGGGAAGTCCTCTAAATTACCACATGCCTCATCAAATGATATATCGATGCTATCGACATCCATATACATCGTTTTATGCGCACCATGTGCCCTATCAATTGCAGCTGCATACCGGTGATGCCCATTGATCAGATACACATCGTCACTACCATCAAATCGCAATCCTAGCGGTAACTTGTTCTGTGTATCTCGAGTATACCCACTACGTTTATACCACCGCACCAATTCTAGATTTACATCGTCTTGTGTCGGGATAATCCGGTCCAACGCCACCATTTGTGACCGAACACATTCGTCGCGACCATCTGCTTCTAGTACCCAATCACGATAGTCTGGTGCGAGCGCCTTATACAGATCAACAACGGGTTCTTTAAATGCAACCATCTGCCAATCGAGTGCCGCCCGCTGAGCCATCAGCTGTGTATGACGTGCATGCCAAGTTCTGAACTCCAGCTCACGACGTTCACGCCACTTGGGCAACATCCCATTCAGCGCTTTCTGGTAGGCGAGGGCTTCTGGGCTATCTACAGGAAACTCCTTCCAATGCCCAAAACCGCGATATACCCATTTTGTGTTAGTCATCTTGCTTATCCTTTGGCGTATATGGTAAGTTCTTTGGCTTAGGCTTTAATATTTTAATAGCCAACTTCATATCCAGATTAGTTTCAAACCACTGACGCAACACAGTAGCAAGACGAAGAGTATGTTCTAGTTTATCCTCAGGGGATAGGTGAGGGGCATCAACATCTATAAATTCTCGTGCCATCTCTAAATATTCTTTTTTCATATTGTTTAAAACACTTTGAAGCTGAGATTCTAGCCTAGATCGTTCCGTCTCCAACACTTCAATCTCTTGGACACGGCTTTCTCTATAAGCTAGAGCTTGCTCAGCCAGTTTTCGTTCATATTCCTTATCCTTCACCTCAAGGGCATGCTTAAGCCTACTGTTTTCAAGTCGAAGTTCCTCAACTTCTCGTTTCAACTCTGCATTAACCAAGTAACGCGAGGCTTCAAACATATTCTTAAGTCGTGTCACAATACTTCCCGGTTCCATCTTCTCAATTGTTGGCTCGATAAATTCAATCTCATGCCATTCACACCAGAGTTCTTGCATATCCCGTAATGCGCGAAACATGGGCATAAACTCACGCTCAAGCACATCAGCCGTAATCGACTCCACACCTTCAAATCTAACTGGCAATGCTAACTTGGCATATTGTGCTTCCAACACCCGTTGAATTACCCTGCTCAATACTGTTGGCTCATCTTGTTCCGACAACTCTCTAATGAAATCTGTAATTTGTACAATCAAATAACTTGTAACAATTTCTAATATGCCACTAGCACGGGCAAGGTTAAGGGAAAAGTCACCGGCAAGGTCACTGGTAAGACTACGGTCAAGGTCACGGGCAAGGTCACGGGCAAGAGCACGGGCAATGTCAAGGTCACGGGCAAAGGCAAGGGCAAGAGCACGGGCAATGTCAAGGTCACGGGCAACAGCACGGGCAATGGCATGGGCATAGGCAATGTCAAGGTCACGGGCAAAGGCAAGGGCATAGGCAAGGTCACGGGTATAGGCACGGACTCGGGCACGGATGTAAATAATCGTTGTATGCAACAGGAGACTCTTATTATAAGCCCTCGCCAAGTCGTAAATTAATTCATATTGGTAATGATCATCAATCACGGAAACAATCCGCATCTGTTCAATATCATCAACACTTTGAATCAATTCAACTGCATCATCCTCACGACCTTCATCAATGAATCGACGAACACGCTCAATAATGTCTTCTTGCTTCTCATCAGTTAAATTTCTAGTCGTCATACCTCACTCCACATCCCGTCGTATACTCAACACCTGCATCCGATTAAACCGATCACCATCAATCCACCGGACTTTATAGAAATTCGCTTCTGCATCAACCACATCACGACCATCAACCCGCATTGTGTAACGTGTGGTATCCCATGTGATCAAACCATTTCGCTCCAGCCCCTGCTTGTATGTCACTCGGTAGAACATGCCTAATCCCCATAACACGCCACACCATCATTATCCCGATCAAGGTGCGACCATTGCGCCGCTTGTTCAGCTGTATATCCCCATTCGACCGCTTCCGCACAATTTGATGGACGAGGTAGGGCAGTTGGACCAGCATTTGTTGTTTCTGAAGACGTATTGCTTGACTGATTACTACCACCAAGAATCACTAATGATGAATGCACATAAACTTCTTGCCCATCATATGCACCGCGATACCACAAGCTATTGCCGTTGATAGCTTCACCAGTCACAGAGCCATTGATGGGGAACCCTATCAACCCATCTTGTCCTCGAACTAATGTAGCAACAACAGAGCAGGCTTCATTAGCTTGTGGACAGGTACGAATATTTGCTTGGCTGATAATCTCACCAATGGTTATTGGAATTTCTGTTACACCTTCAACACTGGCAGCACTAGCAGGTGCGTTGATCTGCATCTCTGTGATAGTTAATCGTTCTTGCGAGGTTTGCCAATAATAATTGAATGGTACATTTACACCGTCGGCAAGGAATATATCAACACTTTCAGCATTTGGATAATAATTCACCGCTATATCTATAATTTGGTTTGCTACATTTTCATTGACCATATTGGTTTGTACTGTAATTTCACCAAATACTCGAATTGAGTCAAAAGATTCTGTTGAGAATATTTCTATTGAAGCTACTTCATCCATTGCCAAAATCGCATCATGCAAAGCTTGTGTGTCAGCATCATCAAATGTCAAAATACTTGGTTCTTCAACAACTTGAGCAACAACTGGTGTGCTGGTTATAGTTACCGTAGGCTCAACCGTATTCGTAATTATCGCAGTCGGTTCTGGCGTGTTTGTAATCGTTGCACTCGGCTCAGCCGACATCATCGCCACCATAGTTAATTCACTGTCGAGAACTTGAGTTGGTAGCTGCATCAACGTCGCATCAACACTTACACTACGACTACTGACATTAGGTCTAAATAACATAATCAGCAAAACACCCATCATAAAAATAGTCAATATACTGAATATTACTGCGCTACGTGATAATTCCGGAACCTCTTCCCGCTTCGGCTTTGACTGTTTCGCAGACTTCTTCTTAGTCGGTTTTGGTTCCGGTTTCACCTCTTCAATCGTTGGCAAAACAAACGTCAGCTCAGTCTTACGCTTATTTGGTACATCTTGACGCTGTGCCAAGTCATACCCCTGCTTACTAGCCTTCTCAATCGCCTGTTCGATCCGTTTCTTATGCGGATTACCAAACGGACCATACTTGACAGTTACCAATTTGGACTGAGCTTTCTTCCTGCGAAACATTGTTGCTATCCTCCGTCACAATACGATTAGTCTTAATCATATTGTATACCCGAAAGATAGCCCAACCAAACATTCTACCTATCTACAGCCCCGGCAAAACAAAAAACTCATAAAACATCGCACCCAGCGCTGCCAACATCCCGATCAACAAAAATCCGATGCCGATCCAGCCACGTGCTTGATATCCAAATGAGTCTTGCTCATCGTCGCGCTTGCGTTTTTGGCTCATCACTAACTTGCCTGTAACTCTGTGAAATCAAAGCTGAACAAATCGCCACGATCAATTTCACGACCTAGTTTTTGTGTGAAAAACCAACACAACCGGAACTCAACATTTAAGTTCAGACTATCAACTCGTCCATTTATGTAGCGAGACAAAGTACCTTGAGGCACATCAGCTTCTTCGGCGATCTCTTTCTGAGAGACAGTTCGGCCGATTGTCGATTCGTATTCTGCAATCAATTCTGGGATGCGATTGTTCACTTTCATCTCCTAATTTGTTCCTTCCAATAGTATAGAACATTTTTTCAATAATTTCAATATAGATATTAGATATTGAAATATTAGATAGATATGCTATACTATATATGTCTATCATTGATGATTAAATTCACTTCTATTATATCTGATATGATATGCGAAATTAGAATTCTGGTGAGGTTTGAAGGCACAGCCAGCCAAAGGCGACCAACCGAAACTGGCTGTACCGGAAAGACAACAGGGGGAAACCCCTGCCTCACCACCTAAAAGGTGATAGGAGTAATCCTACCACACCGCTTCAACATATCTGTAGGGACAAGGCTTGCCTTGTCCGATCATTCGCAGAAGTTGCACCAGCAGGGCAGGGCAGATTGTGCCTTCATCGCAATCACCTGCCACCACACAAACACCATCGGATTGACAAACGAATACACCAGCATCAGTGCATGTTAACAACTGAATAGCTATAATTAGCCTTTACAGGTGTGGAACATAAATAATGATGTAACACACCTATTAAAATATCGGTAATACATCTGTTGCTAGTTTTATAACAATACACTAACTGACTTTGTTTAGTCATCGTGCTAATACACATACATCGAACATTTAGATGAGGTGTATTTACTCATGATGACTAAAAAAGATCTACAAGCGTATTTAAGTAGCATCCGCTACAACAAACAGATTGCACGATCATCAGTACACGATTGGGCAATTCATCACAACATTGTATCTAGCGATGCGCCACAGATCCTACAGGATTACCACATTCGCTTATGGTTAGCTAAATTTGTATCGGGAGAATACAACTATCTCAGGAGCATATACAACTTAGATGAGGTAAATCCACAGTCGATCCGTCGAGACACGTTCGTTCAGATGGCAGGGGAGGATTACAGGCAGTTAAATCCTCAGCTGGAGGCATGGTCAGTCATGTATATCTACTATACAGGCTTGCCATTCAATCTATCAACCGATGAACATGAGGCGCTTGCTGGAATGTCTAAGCGCACATTGCGACGACGGAAAAACGAAGGCGTGAGCTTATTATACGTCGGGATATTGGCAAGTTAATTTAACCAGCGGTGTAGAGCTCTCACCTGTGGCTAGACTTTCACAAGTGAGAGCAAACCACCCATACAACAAGGTGTATAAATATAGTAACACACACCAAGATGTATGTCATTCGAATGACTGAAGTTTAATTTATTAGTAGGGCAGGTGCTTGTATACTTGCCCCTGAGATTAACTTATATCAATAAATAATTTTATCGTTTGACAACTTCTAGATCGAATTTATCCTCATCATCATTGTCACCGGCATCTTTAGTCGACTCAGGGAGAAACTTATCCTTGAGCCGCTTGACAATTCTGCCAACAAAGAATGAGATTACGCTACCTATAGCACCGCCAATGATTATCAGCACCCAATTGCTAAATGACGTAATATCGAATAATGGTGCGATGATTGGGCGCAGATATTGTAATGGTGGCGTAACATAAGCAAACTCAATCCCATCAGCTAAATCTCCATCTGACCATCTGATATTTTGCTTATCAAGGTGAGGGGGATCTACTTCTAAATCACTACCATCTTGAGCACTCAAGAAGGATTGAGCCGGCAAATCTTGAATTTCAACATCGGCAGAGCTACAACCACCAGCTAAATCAATATGGACGACCTTGACCAAAGGACCAGCCGGTTGACCGTCTACTACCATAGTAGGGATAGGGGTTGGCGTAAGTGTAGGAGTAGGGGTCGGAAACTGGGTAGATGCAGCTGAATTTACGGGTGTAGCAAAAGAATGAAGTTCGGACAATATTCTTTTAGTGACCTGAATTTCAACAAAGAATTCACCAGAATGTATATCGTCAGCATAAACTTCGAGATCATAGTTAGACCCCAAACACAAATTTACATGGTGTCCTTTAATTAATTCTGTTGCTCCATATATCAGTATAAATATAAATGCAAAAATCAACATACTAATGACAGTCCATGGGTCGGGTTGATTTGTTGAACGATATTGGTAGCCAAACCAAAGACCTAAGCTAACGGCTAAGAATATAAAGAATAGCGAATAACTAGTTGTCGGCAATATTAAAAGTGTTAGGATGCCTAGTATAATTAGTAGAAGGGATAATGGTTTGATCCGCACTATATTTTCACCTTTATTTTTCTGAATTATATCGCATAAAGTTGATTCAAAAAAAAATGTTGTCTGGTATGATTGGAGGAATTCACACACAGATGGGACATTTAACCATGTCAGAAGACAAGCAACACGAATACGAACCAGATGACTTGCTGACAGTGAAGCAAGTTGCTGAATTAATTGATCGGAGTGGAGCAAGAGTCCGGCAACTAGTTAAGGACTTGGATATTCCGCATATGCGAATGGGACCAACAATCGTAGTTAAGTACAAAGACATACAACCAATCTTTGATCGCAATACAATCCGCGGTTATACCCCACCAGAAAGCGAAGAATAAACCACCTCTCATTTGGGTGTATCACTTGACTCCCAATAAGTAGCTCAAACGCCTTACAAAATTGAAACTCATGAAAGAGCAATTTGCATCTTTGTAAATTGCATGTTATATTTTGACTAGTGGTGTGGAACTCCCACCTATGGCTAAAGTTTGACAGACCTTTCCATAGGCGGGAGTGAAGCACCCTGAGATTCAGGTGTGTGCTCCTATCGTAACACACCTCCAGACACATGTCATTAACCGAGCAGGGTAGGCGAGCCATACGGCGATGTTGCCTGCTACCATCTATATGAACGCAAAAAGGCACCCACATGGGGTGCCCTTCGCAATCATATTCAATCACTGACTAATTGCACGCCAGCAATTCACACAAGGAGATTTTATCACGGAACATATTTTCTAACAAGCATGTCACAACAAACCGAAAGGAGGATCGTATGCAAATCTGTACCAACATCAAACCAAGCACCAACAGGAATCGTGTAACAAATCGGTTAAAATATGTAAACGTGCTTGGGGTGTATCAAGCACAATTGCAGACATCCTCAATCCATGGTGCGTCGCACCGCATTATCTCAATCCAAAACAATTGTATATCGTCACGCCTATTCCGTGTCATACCTTGGCTTATTGTATTAAATGTAACACTAGTCCGTTTAATGTTTGCCATTTATAACGCTACGTTGGCAAAATGTTACACAGCTATCCCAAGCCAGCTAACGTACTCACGGGAATCGGCTAAAAATGGCGGTTGGTAAAGGTTAACAGTAATAGAGAACCCGCCTATGATAAGATAATAATTCATAGATCATTTGTTCTCACTAAAATTACTGTAATTAAAAAACTAAATAACAACATATAGCGAAATCATTAGACAACAACAGACGAAAATACTTTGAAGGCAAACAAACATGAACGATCAACAAAACCCATCACCAGAATTAAATGAAAATAAAATTTTATCCATCCTAAACACATTGGATGAAACCACTCGCAACATGGCGATCGAGATGCTCACACTCAGCGTCTATCCCACCGAAGCGCATCCACAAACCGCACCCATTATTCAAACTTTGGTGCAATGCATCACCGTGGACACACCATCAGACAACCCGATCATTAATGCCGCCAACGCAGTCAACCAAATATACAAGGTTGCCCATGGTCAACAAGAAATGCTCCAAGACATCATCGAAATCATCATGATGGAGTACATCAACTTTGCAGCATAATGTCATTTCTCGGCGTGACGGTCTTGTCACGCCTCAAACTTGAACTATAATAGGAACATAAGTTCTATATAAAATAATGTAGGACACACTTTAAAAGAGAAATCTAATGAATCAAATTCAAGTAGCACAACATCAACCATCGCTCGTTGCAAAAACAGATACGCTTACCGTCAATATTGAATACTGCTGGACACTCGCAGAAAAAGCAGTTGTGTCATCCTTAGCTAAAGTCAACACAGTCGCTGATGCCTTCTTCTTGATTGGTTATGGCCAAGAACTTGGTATCTCACCATTCGCCGCATTACGCACAATCTATGTTGTAAACGGTGTACCGACATGCTCCGGTGAAATGATGCTCGCCCTTGTCCGTCGCAGTGGGTTACTCGCACAAAGCAATATCGAAGAACTCCGATCGGAATCCGGAGAGTTCATCGGTGCAAAATGTTCAATGACCCGCAAAGACACCAACGAGACCATCTCAGTTGAGTTCACACTAAAAGATGCCAAAGTTGCCGGGCTACTCAATAAAAGTGTCTGGAAATCCTATCCTAAAAATATGTGCCGGTGGCGCGCTGTCAGCAATGTAGCAAAACTACTATTTAGTGATGTGATCGGTGGTCTCTATACCTTCGAAGAAATCGCCCACAATAATCAAGAAATTGATGAATCTGGTGCACCGGTCGGTGACATCATCGAATCAACTGCCACGCCAGCACAAGTTAAACAACCTGCTCAATCCAACAAGTCAAACCAAGCAGCACAGGTACAAAATACAAACGAAGCAGAGTCACCACCTGAAGATCCACCAGCTACCACATGGCTCCAAGAATCTGAGAATAAAGCTTGGTTATTACAAACCCTAACTGACAATGGTCTGAAAGCTGATTTTTATCTCAAGCTAGATAGCAACGCATCGAGCTGGACCGACATCGCCAAACAATACAAAGATCGTGCATCACTCGAAAAAGCGATCAGCGATGCCATGCCAAAAGATGACGATACCATCGAAGAAGCACAAATCATTGACGAGCCAACCCAACCACAATATACAAATACATTTGATATGAGCAAAGAATTTTCTGATAAATGGGACACTGGCATGTATCAACATCTCTGTGCCATGCTCAGTCAATATTTCGCTGAAGATGGCGATGACCTTATCCGGGGTGGGTTGGGTGTCGAACATCCTGAAAAAGAATACAGCTCACCGATTGAACTCTGGAATGAAGCCGTTACATTCGCTCAAGACACCAATGTCCAACTGATTTGTAATCAATTCCGCTACGTCGATTACGGCAACTCTGGACGCATCGAAACCTATCATCCAATCCTTGCTGTTACATTTTCACGAAATAAGTTTGTCGAGATGATCGGCGATAAACAATTCACCGATACACTCAACATCGCTGAATGGACCGCTAAAGAGGATCCCTACAACATCCAGCGCGAACTCGTGATCAGCTATGAAACCAAGGTCAATAATAAATCTGGCAAATACTACAACTTGCTGACATCCGCCAACATCAAGCAGCTAGAGACACCATCAGATCCTACTGATCTAGGTGAGTACTTCGGGTAATAGTTATGATTCAGTTGCAGAAATTTTGGAGTAGTGTTAGTATGGTGTACATGTTTCTAAGAAGCAAAAAACCCTCTTGGGCGGAGGGTGCTTCTGCAAAACATGTTCAGTTTATTAGGCCACCACCTGAATTGGTAGGGGGTAGCTTTCGTGTTGCTATGTGAAAAGTATATCGCATAGCTCCATTTCATGCAACCTGTTTTTTGGGTTGTCCCATTAAATATCCATTAAATATTATTTGAGCGTGGTATGAAAATTCAATTAAACAAACGTGATGTGATTGAAAATATTGGGGATACATTCCAAAACATGACAATCAATGGCATTCTATATCGCTTTAATTGGCGCGACCCAATATCAATAGAGACTGTACATGAAACATCAAAAATAGATGCTATTTGGATACAAACACTAGATTTAGCTTTTGATTTGTTTCATGATCTTGATATTGCTCTAAATTTCTTACTAGAACATATGAAGATTGAGCCAGAGAAACGAATTATATACGCACTACCTAAGAGAAACGCTAAATACCCTCAAGAAAGTGCTATTCTTCGCCAGCACTTATATAAAATGTTAACAACCTCTGGCATGTGTTATCGAGATCATTGGCTACAACCTTCTGCAACAAAAAACACCAATATCCATGGACACATTTATACAATTCAATCAGTAACTGATCCACCAACCTACAAAATCGGTAAAAGCAAGGAAGCTCTTAGACGTATAGATAAACTGGCTGTTAAGTTACCGTTTGCCATTGATGTCATACATCTTATTGAAACTGATGATATTGATTGTGCTGAGTCTGACCTTCATAAACGCTATGAAGCTCAAAACATAAACGGGGAATGGTTTGATTTATCAGATATACAACTAGAAGAAATTAAGTCAATTAGTCGGATGTTCTACCATGATTAAAGCACCACACTGGCAACTCAGATCTCATCTTAAATATATTCGTACAGATGGCAAAAAGAAATCGTATGATGCTCGCTTTCCGGTTTTGATGTACCTCATCATGGCATGCAATAACAATTTACGCTGCTATGTAGGGATTGACAGACTCTGCCAAGATACAGGCTTAAGTAATAAGCCAATAGGGGAGGCTTTAAGCTGGCTTGAATCACACGGAGCAATATTTAATGTTCCGTCAGAGCATCGTGTAGGAAAAGAACGCCAATTACATTCCAATAAAAAAGTATGGCAATTGACAACCGTTTTAAAAGTTAAAGACATGGTGATTGATTATCTCTATGTTGGAGAAGCATCATCTCAGATGTTCGATGACCTGTTTTCGACCATCAAGTCCATTGCTCCCGACAAGCTTTTGCCTATTCTTGACAAGCAAATAAGTGTACAGGAAACATGCAAAAATGATGAAATACATGTACAGGATACATCTAAAAATAAACAAATAAGTGTACAGAGTACATCTAAAAGTACCGAAATACATGTACAGAATACACATACTTCTAAAAAAATAGATGTACAGAGTACATGTAATTTGGGTGAAATAGATGTACAGGATACATGTAAAAACGAAAAAATACATGTACAGAGTACACGCAAAGGTATAAACAAGAATATACAAGTTATAAACAAAAAAGAAAAAGATATAAACAATTTATTGCGCTACGCGCGCCCAAGGGCATTTTCTCTTTTACTCAAAAACGTAAAACTCAAATTGCAACAGAAACAATTAGTAACTGAATCGACATCACCCCGAGAAGATGAATTATATTCTGAGCAGATTATAGATTTCAGCAACAAGCCATACACCGAAGCAGAATACAAATGGTTTGTTGAATCGGGCAGATGCACCGAGAAGAAACTGAGTGAATCGGTATATCGTCCAGTTTGGCATAACTTCACCAAGGTGCGTGAAAACGATGGCAAGATTATCCCATTCGTCCTGAACACCATTTGGGATGATCGAGAATCTTTACTCCGTTGTCAGATTAGACAAGATACCAATACTTGGGATATGACAGTTGAGTTGGTCAAACATTTCTGGGGTGTAGAATCGGGTCATGCCAAGCGAATGGCAACGATGCTACTAGGCACTGCCAAATCGGGTGAGTGGAAGAAATATAAGCTAGAGCAACCGATGCAACCAGACGAACTCTATGCATTTGGTTGCTGGATCTTTGACATGCGTTGTGTTGAGCACCCATATAAACCCCGTTCCGCCGAAGATATTGCCGAATTTGCTCAAGAATTTCGTGAATTGTGGAACCACTTTGAGCATGTTAATTATGCCAGCTATAAAATCCGCGATGTCTTTGACGAACCTTTTAAACAACCGGAGCCAGACTACGACGACTATACACCGCCGCCAGAACAACAAGCTGAATTTTACAGACGAATGGAAGCCGAATTGGGCTTCTCCCTGACAGGAGATTTTTAGATGACACAGCCAGCTGTAGCACCATCAAATAAATTGACAACCCAACAGCAAACAGCACCAGAAGTTGACGCAACTTGGCGATATAGCGAGAAAGCCCTGATTGGCTGTGTTCTCAGAAGCGGAACAGGCGAGCGAGGAAGCCTAACATTTGCAGAAGCAGTTGATAGTACAGGAATTTTTCATAGCGACTTTTATGCTGTTGAATTACGTGACATCTGGGTCGCAATGATGCGGTTGTACGCCAATGGCTCTGATATTGACTTGAGTACCGTCTGGTCAGAAATTCAAAAATCAGACAAAGCTAAAAATCGTGTCACGATGGATATGCTAGTCTATCTTGCAAATCAGAATGTTGGCGGACATCGTACCCATGCCGCGAATATTGTTGATGCAAGCATCAGTAGCTCGGCTGAAAATGCAGTCAACAAGCTCATGCCGGTGATAAAAAATCCGAAGATCAAAGCCTCAGAGAAGCTGCGTCGTATAAACCAAGTTGTGGTTGAGCTGAGCAAGCGGACGGATCATGCTACAAAATCACAAACTGTTAAAGTTGCTGATGGATTGAGCAAGTTTATAAAAAATTACGAAACAGCTCAGCAGGAGGGCAGGGTATCTCCGGTAATTTCCACCGGATTTCCTGCGCTAGATGGCAAAATTGATGGGTACAGACCCGCCACATTACACGTGATCGCTGGTGCTCCTGGTTCCGGTAAAACAGTTTATCTTGCCACATCCGCACTCCATGCTGTGATGGCAGGTAAACGGGTGCTCATGGTGCAACTCGAACTCCCCTTAGACCAATGCTATCGTCGTTTGTTGTGCGCTTTTGCAGGCATTGATAGCAACCGACTTAAACGGCAAAAGTTACAAGGTTGGGAACAATCTCGTCTTGCAACAGCAAATGACAAGTTAAAAACATACGATGCTGAAAACTCATTTACATTGTTGACGATGAACCGACCAACACTGAGTGATATCGAGATCAAATTAGATACCATGATGCTCAAAGGCTATGATGCGATCTTTTTTGACTATGCCGGTGGCGCGCGGATTGCACCTGAAAACAATGCGGATGATTTTAAGCATCACCAAGACATTTATACACGTGTCGATAGCTGGAAGAAACGCTATAATATTCCGATCATTGCAGGGGCGCAGTACAGTTACCCCACACCTCAAAAACACCCCGGTGGGTACACACAGGACATGATCTATTCATCGAGTTTCTTCAAGCACAATGCTGATACCATCGCGTTTTTACACCCGAACAAAAACAAGGATGACGACAAACTGAAAACGACCCTTGCGCTCGTTAAAATCCGTGATGGTGAAAGTGAATATGCTGGCAATACTGTTGTCAATGTCACACCTCAAATGAATATGTTTCGCTTTGTGCCAGAAAACAGCTTCCCATCAGGTCCTGCGCGACCACTTTGGGAGATCCATGAAGCCAATAAAGCTAAAATGCAAGATTGATTGGAGACAACTGATGACCCACACACAAGACATCAAAGCACGTCTCGACATCGTCAGCTACATCGAGCGGTTTGTACCATCGCTGAAGAAGTCAGGCAAAACCTATAAAGCTTGTTGCCCATTCCACAACGAAAAAACACCATCGTTTGTGGTGAACCCACAGACCCAAACATGGCGCTGTTACGGTGCTTGTGCTGAAGGTGGTGACATCTTTAGCTTTTACCAGACATATCACAACGCTGAGTTTAAAGACGCATTCAAAGCACTTGCTGACGAGGCCGGTATCGAATTGCCCAAATACAACAAAAAACAACTCAGCGATAACCAAAAGCGCAAACTCGATATCCTCGATGATTTAGCCAGCCGTTACACCAATCTCTTGATTGATTACGATGGTGCAGAACCAGTCCGAGCATATCTTGCTGATCGTGGTATCTCGTCCGATAGCATCCAACAATGGCGACTTGGTTACGCGCCACGGCAGAACATCGTTAAGCAGTTGCTTGCTAAATATCAACTTAAGGATCTTGAGGACCTCGGCATTATTTATACAAGTGACCATGGGCAACTGCGATGTTCATTTTGGAATCGTCTAATTATCCCGATTCAAAATGCAGCAGGGCAGGTGGTTGGATTTGGCGCGCGGAAGCTCGACGATGGGAAATCACCAAAATACAAAAACTCAACCGAATCCGATCTGTTTCACAAATCACATTTGCTTTACGGCTGGCACACCGCTCGTAAACAAGCGCAATGGGATAGTCAAATTGTCATCGTCGAAGGTTATATGGATGTGATTCAAGCCCATCAAGCCGGTTATACCAACGTTGTTGCCCAGATGGGTACAGCGCTCACAGACGAGCAAATTAAACTAATTGCGGATACGAATATTAAAACGATTGTCCTATGCCTTGATGGTGACAACGCAGGCAAACAAGCTGCAGATCGCGCATTAGATAATCTTATTGAGCATCTTGATAAAAAAGATATCCGAATCGCGGAATTAGCTGCTGGACAAGACCCGGACGACATCATTAAGGCTGGAAATTGGGAAGATGTGATCAGCAATGCATCACCGGTGATTGATTATCTCATTTCACGAGCTGTTGCCAAATTGCCTGATAATCCCTCGCTAGGGCAGAGACATGCCATTGCCAATGAAGTCATCCCAAAACTGTACAAATTAGAAGAATCTAGCAAATTGTGGAGTGTACAACAACTTGCGCTAGAAATTGGTTTAAATCCGCTGGCTCTTGTTGATATGGCAAATAAATTAATGACTGTAAAACTAGTGAACAAAGCTGAAGAAACTTTGGATATACCAACACCAGATAACACAACTGAAAGCTATGTTATTCGGTGTCTATTGGAGCATGATAACGCTTACTACTATCAGATGATTGCAGAATTCAGTAAGCTTGGTCTTGAACCGCTGTCTCACAATGACTTTGCACCTTATAGTAGTTTATTTCAGCAGATTGTTGATATTATCGAGACGAACGATAACACCGTGCCTCTAGACCACATCGACATTGATCCCGCTCATGTCTGTTACGATGAACCCAATTTGCCTGATTTTCTTCTCAATTGCATGTACTTGCGCTTAGATGCCACTCAGCGGACGATGGACGAGCTACTAGAATTGCGAAATTTCGACCTTTTTACGGAAGCTTTGACCTATCGGGAGCAACTAAGACATACCATCTCTCAAATTGGCTAAAACCCATCATATTTTGAAGATGAGAATTCTAATATTTTTCTTTACATAATGTATGATATACATTATAATGAGATAAGATATTGGAAAGGTAAATTTTAATGGGCGAAACATCAATCGAATGGGCAACTCACACACTCAACTTCCTAACGCATAACTGTAGTAAAGTTTCGCAAGGTTGCCGTAATTGCTATGCTCTCACATTCAGCAAACTCTATAACGGCAGAAATTCAAACGGTGGAGATTTCTTGAAGCACCCTCCAACAATTCGTGAACGGGCATTTATATCTGATCTAGGTAAGATCCCCGCAGGGGCAGTGGTTTTTGTCAATAGCCACAGCGACACCTTCCATGAAGATGTGCCATTAGAATCTATCCAGCGCATGTATGATGCGATGACTGGCAATCCAGATATTACTTGGCTTGTATTAACCAAGCGAATCCAACGTGCAGTTGAATTGCAGAATGATTTGCTGATTGGCAACAATATTTGGCTTGGTACCAGCGTAGAAGATAGCACTGTTAATTGGCGGCTAGATTGTCTTGCGGAGGCATTTCATTACACAGGGCGATTTGTCAGTGCAGAACCCTTACTTGGTGATCCCAAGATTGAACCATGGATTGCTGATGGCACACTCGATTGGGTTATTGTTGGTGGTGAGTCAGGCGCAAATCGTCGTCCATTTGACAAAGCATGGGTGCGTGGTATGCGTGATGTGTGCCAACTAAATGAGATCCCGTTTTTGTTCAAACAGGGCAGTCATTTCTTTCCCGGTCGAGATCGTGAGCTTGATGGTCGCACCTGGGACGAAATACCATTTACAGCCAATGACACGAACCCTCAGCAAGTAAGTCCCATCCCAGTTTCTCCTCAACAGCTCAACTTATTTTAGAAGGAACAAGTTATGACAGATCAACAAGAAATTGTTTTTGCGCGCTTGATGCTCAAGAGCATTTTAGACCAAATGGCGCTGATTGATGAAGACACTCTAAATCAAATGGTTGAACTCGATGACGAATCATTTATGCCCGTGGACAACGGTACTCTGCCAATACTTGACCCTACATACTACGATCGTGACAATCGCACATTGTATGTGTGTCCGCTACCAACTATTGGTGTAAAAATCAGTTTCAAACCTGGCAAGGAAAAGCTAGTTGAAGAACTCAGCAATCAATTGAAAGTAGAGAAGTAACCAAATGAGAGAGACACAATACGATAAATTCTATACGTATTTAAAAGTTTTCCCGACAGACAAAGGCTTTTATGGCAATGAAACCCCAGAATCAAAGCAGGAAATTTGTGAAGGCATGATTCCTGATATTAAACGCCATATTGATTTGGTTGGTCAAATGAGCGTTGATCACGACGAGATGCCCGTGTGTTCCCATTGTGGGGATGATTGGGATGACAATATCGTTTTACCTCTTTGTTGCGAAGAAGCTGAAAAAGAGTTTATGGGGAAATTCATCAAAGAATCAAGATCTCTAAGATTAACAAATCTACTGACTTTGGTTCATACTTTGAAAGACTACATTAGCGAAGACCTAACTTACCAAACAATTGTTAATAACAACGAGCAATCTGTAATCGAAGACGCACGTAAATTAACAGACCCTCAGCAACATATTTTTGTTCTTGTGTATCAAGAAGCTAAATACAGAACCACTGTTCAAGGTGATTCATATAAAAGCGCGATGGAATCGCTCCGTGAAGAAATCTACAAGATTGTTAACGAAGATTATCTTGCTGGTGATGACGAATCTATTTTGATTGAGCCTATCGATCATGATGAATGGTTCAACTATAAACCTGTGCAGATCGAGTGGGCACTAGTAGGTTGCTCAATCATTTACATGGTCTCAGATTCAAACGGTATCGAAATTAAACACGGCGAACACTACTAGTGGGGGTAGGGTAAACATGGTGGTCAATTTATCAGATTTAACACTCGAACAGATAGATCAGCTACTTATCGAAGCTGAGGATTTTACAGGATCATTGCCGGATGGTATGAAGTTTAAATCTGGCAGTACAACATACAGCATCAAAGGCATTATGCAATCTTTTGTCGATGAAATGTTTGATGAAGTTCGTAGACGCAATGTAGGGCAGGGTGATGAAGATTAAGCCAAATTCAATCCATATGGCTGATTTCTTCGATTTGTGTAATGCAATGGAGCATGAAAGCGCAGACATGATTCTTTGCGATCTTCCATATGGTTTAACAGAGTGCCGATGGGATACTGTGATCCCATTAGAGCCAATGTGGGCATCCTTCAAGCGGATCATCAAGCCCACCGGTGCAATTGTGTTGACTGCTACTCAGCCATTCACAAGTGTGCTGGTTTCTAGCAACTACGAAATGTACCGGCACAACTGGATTTGGAATAAGAACCGTGCTCCAAACTTCTTGAACTGCAACAGAGAGCCAATGAGACAGCATGAGGATGTGTTGGTCTTCTCTCATAAAGCAGTCAATTATTATCCGCAAATGGTTAAATCTGAGTCACATAGACGCGGCGGGTCAAAGAATCAAAATAATGGTGAGGTCTATGGTGAACGTGAACCAGTCAGTTATGTGGCTGATGAAAAGTACCCAAAAACAATTCTCAATATCCCAACAACAGATAATGCTCAGAAGCTCCATCCAACACAGAAGCCAGTCAAGTTATTTGAGTATTTGATTCGAACATACACACAGGAAAAAGATTTAGTATTTGATCCGTGCGTTGGGAGCGGCACAACTGCGCTTGCTTGCATTCGATCAAAACGCAAATACATCTGTGGTGATTCATCTGCAGAGTATGTTCGGATAGCTCAGAATCGAACAGGTGAGAAATTGACCTTTGAGGATGAAGTCAAATCGAATGGGGCGATTCAGTTCAATATGTTTGTGAACAGGGCAGGGTGACTAACGGAAATATTGAGCCGTAGTTACCTTTTAAAATAACTAATGATAAGTAATTACTCTTAGAGATACTTTTAGAACTAAATATGGCAAATTCTAAAGGATAAAAAATGACAAATAATGAAAAGTATCTAATTGCAATCAATGTTTTAACTATTGCTATTGTGATAATCACAATCATTACGACATACACAACTTAGGTAAATTCTATAGGAATTATGCTATTCATCTATTTAGTAATTTCAGGATCAACTAGAGACAAGGTAAAGAATAATGACTGACCAAGGTAAACCGAAGCGCAAGCGCAAAGAAGTATGGAGCGACAATATCAGGTTTGCAATATTATCAGGATTCACCTGTCTAGCTTGGACAATTTACATTTTGACAGATTCAAGGTTCATGACAATAGAAAAGTATTTTTTTGCATTGCTTGGGTTTATTGGTGTGTTCTTATCAATAAAGGTAATCTTTGAAGAATTGGAGCGTAAAGACAAATAACATGGATCAAAAAGAAGCAGAATACTACAAACGACAAATCATAGGACTAATTTTCTTTACAATTCTCGTTGTGAGTATGAGCGCGTTCATACTTCACATCATTTCTTTATAGGAATCATTCTATCGAGTTATGCGTCTAATAATTTTACTGAGCAAGGACAAAATGCGGCTTATACGACCGACCCAGACAGAAACACTCTACTTCGGTAGGGCGTTTTTTGTTTCGCTCGTCGGCTATTTGTAGGCTATACTTAATTACTAAAAACAATTAATGGAGTATAGGATTAGCAAAATGGTGGTGACAAAAATTGGCGAAGATCAAGAAGAATTCATTGCTCAAATTTTACGGCAGTTGCGTGAAGGTCATCATCAAATGGCTGAGGATAAAATCTTATCTTTAGAATCGCGAATAGATCAAATTTCTACTCTTGAGCAATTAGGTAAACAAATTCCACAGACGAATATTCTTCAATTAGATTTATTAGCATTATCAATTTGCATCAGTGCCCGTCCCAGTGCCAGTGTCCTTGCCCGTGACCTTACCAGTGCCCGTCCCAGTGCCAGTGTCCTTGCCCGTGACCTTGCCCGTGCCCGTGACCTTGCCAGTGACCTTGTCCATTTCCTTGCCGGTGCCCTTGAACTTGCCCGTACCAGTGCCAATGTCCTTGCCCGTGACCTTGAACTTGCCCGTACCCACGCCCTTGCCCGCGCCCTTGAATTTACCGATGACCTTGCCCGTGACCTTGCCAGTGCCCGTGACCTTGCCAGTGAACTTGACCGTTTCCTTGCCCGTGCCCGTGCCCTTGCCAGTGACCTTGACCGTGATGATACTTACATTCTTGCATCATCCCTCATATCTATTCTTGAAGCTTTTTATCAGATTGTTGAATCTATACTTTCTATTGGTAACAACACTATACGTAGACAAAACGAAGCATATCGAAAAATACTTGCAAATACACTTGATGAAGCTCTCAATGTGCAAATACAAATTACTGGTTCGGAACAAAAATCTATCATTGACTTGATTGTTTCTGTTTTATGGAAAATCGCGGGTGATAATCTTCGCTACATCACATTAGAAGGTCTGACCAACATTACGCCCGACAATTTAGCTAATGATATTGTGCCCTATCTTCAAGACTTTCAAGTATTTGGACGTATCCATAGTGAGTTGACGGGTAAAGGCTTTAACGGATTGCGAGTAATCCAGATACATAACGAAGCGCCCAAGATAGAGATTATTGGTATGGGTGATTTTATTAGATCATTAATTGAGTTGTTCCAATTTCGTAAGCGTGGGCAAGAAGCTACATTGCGTGATATTGATATTGAAGAACGTAAGTTAGCATATGCACTAAAAACCGAGGAAGTTAGATCACAGATAGCTCAAATTCGATTAGATAGCACTAATCAGTCTAAAGTAGAGCGGGCAAAATTAGAAACCATTATTGCAGATGCCGAAAACAAAAAGCTTGATCTTGAAATAAAGCGCATGGAAGTCCAGAAAAAACAAGCCACTCTACAAGTCGAGATCATTAATATCTATATTGCCGAAGCAGAGACATATGTTGACGAACATGCTCCTAACCTACCAAAAATAGACCGAATTGAACTTGTACATCGATTGGCACAACACTGGATGAGCATGGGAACTAATTCGGTGACCCCACGTCTTGGCTGGCATGAGAATCGACGACCAGATAACCTACCTTCGTCTACAGATAAATCAGAGTAAACTCAAAACCCCTCATTTCCTGAGGAGTTAGCAGCATCTAGGCAAGACAGCAAGGCTTTGGTCTGTTAAGCTGTCTTGCCTTCCCATGAATTAACATTAACGATTTTTTGGAAGTCACCGTCAGGGATAGTCTCAATCTCGATTTCACCTGAAGTTGTGCTTTCCCACGCCAAGTCATTCAACCAATCTCAGATACTCACTAATCTAATAGAATGCCAAATAGCTTGGAGAGAACATGGATATTTTTGATGGTGAAACCGAGGGGAATATAGCTAAAGCTGTCGAGTCGTGGTGTACACGTAATGACTACCCTATTACAACCGATGACAACGGTGTATATCATTGGGATAGAAAAACGGTAAAAGACATTTTCGACAAAATGCAAGCAGATAAATGGATGAGTCAAACAGATAGTAAAGATGATATGTTTGCACAGATATTCAATAACAACAATTTCGATATGTTCTACATTGGGTTTCAGATAGCTATGTTACGACGCAATATGGACACCACCATTATTAGTGGTTTCGAGTATCGTTACCTTGATAACTCATAAAACAAAAATAGCGGGCAAGCCTCACCCCTGAAGCCTACCCGCTACCCTATATATGTTAATTATACTATGTTTTGTCCTGCTCACCCCTGAAAGGTGTCCTTAATCAAAAAGTTTAATATACTTTAGAGATCGCATAAATCTCAGGATTCATGTACAATAGACGTATCATATTCACACACAATAGGAAGCAAAACCATGCCAGATCCCTCACCTCATATCACCTTAAATACATCTGTGGCCCCTCATCTGGAAAGATTACGAGACTACCTAGAAAACAAACAATCCGGGTTCTTTAACTCAGGAGAATTCGTAATCGCCAAAGGCCACGCTTCTAAAGCTATCGTAGCATCATCTTGTGCAGAGCGCTTGTATAAAGACCTCACCCAAAAAGATCACACTATCGATATTGCAGCATATGCAGAGATTTATGACTCAGATGAATATAAACGCCCAAGCATTTCAGTGTATATCAACGATGATACAACTCGAACAATCAGCAAAATCGCCACTCTAGTTAAGGCGACTGCGCCAGATGTCATCGTGCATTGGCGTGGCAAGGTCAATGCGAAGAAGGTTGTCTCACTAGCTTTGTTTTATTGTGACGATGTCTACCTTAAGTAGTCTCCGCTGAATTTGCATCATTCGGATTAAATGGCTCACCATCAACAATTTCTTCTAGGATATCTTCGGCTTTATCAATGCCAATGGCAATATTGCTATCGGCTGGTACGACGGATGTGGCTAGTCGTTCGGCTAATTCAAGCGAGGTATGCAACATCTTAACTAAGTCTTGTGTATCTTTTCGCGCATTATCATAACTACGCTCAGCAGCTTGTAAGATGATCGGATTCTTCGAAATCGCTAGAATGACATAGAGCAACGATCCAGAAAGCACACCAAATACAATCACAACCACAATAAGAACAGTGGCAAATACGGCATTTAGATCACTTTGGAATGTATTAGACTCCTGGGCAAATGCTGGACTTGTCAATGCAAATAGCATCAAAAAAAGTACAATCAACTTCACAATGTTTCTCATGTTATCCTCCAATAAGATAGGTCAAAAAATTGCGGATTAAATCTGTGATATTCGGGTCAAGAGATGCTAGACTTGCTGAAAGAGCAACCCCGGCTATACCGGCACCCACTCGGCTAAATAGATATTGAGACGCCACCTGCCCTGCCTTGATAGTCGTATCTTTGATGCGTTGCCAATATTGGATCTTCTCTTCAATCAGATGAATGCGACTGGTGTTTTGTGAGACAGCTTGTAATGTCTCTTCCAGCTGAGCAATACGGCTGCTGTTGGATGTCGCTACTGTTAAAATGTCGCTGGTCTTCGCCGACATTTCTTTTAACATCTTCCAAAGAGAGGGTGTATCGGGTCGATCCGCATCACCATGGATGTCCATGGTCAACGCTTGTTGGTTCGAGGTAATCAATGCAACATCGAGTTTTCGCTGTTCGGCGTCTGCTTCCAGTGTTTCTAGTCTGCCAAATGCAGTGTTCCATGACACTGAATATTGTGCCTGTTCCTGTAGCAACATTTCCTTGATTTCCAACAATGTCTGAGATTGTTCATCAAGTCGCTTGTCTAATTTCTCGTCAAGCGCATCAATTTTGCTATCCACCCGACGCTCAAGCCGCTCTACATCACTTTGGGTGCGCTTGTCAACAGCTTCCACATGTTGCTTAACCGCATCAATCCGCGCATCAACAGCACCCAGCATTTTGTTTTCTAAGGCTTTGTTGGCACCCGAGATACTCTCCTGAATACCAGAAATAGCATCACGAATTGCCTGTTGTAACTGCAACTCAGTGATGTGTTCATTTGTTGTTACTGGTATATCAGACACAGTAAATCCTTGATCATTATTTAGAATATTTGTTCTGTTTTAGTATATCATAATACTAACTAGACTTCAAAAACTGGATAATGGCTTGCATCTCAACTTCAACCTCAATTTCACCCTGCCCGCTATCACAGTACAGTTCTATTTGATGCCGTTGCTGGAATATTGCTGCACTCTCGATGTATTGCGCGATGTCGATTTCTATATCAATTGCCGACCCACCAACTCCCCATGGTCCACCTAATGCAGTGGTGCGATCCACTCCATTGATTTTAATGCCAACGCTATCAGGGTAATCGGTATCGTCATTAATTTCGTAGTCTAGCTCATGGGTATGATTCGGTAGATTGATCGTGTGGGTATGCTCACCGGATGCACCATCTGTGTACAAATCCAAACTCCCCGCATTTAAAAGGACAACACTCGCTTGTGTTATTAAGTCTGCTTGCAAAGCGTTAAATACGCGAGCTGGTAAGGTAGCCGGATTACTACCACTTCCAGGGAATGTATAGGTGTTCGTAGTCTGAGCAAACATGCGATGCCGATGATCGCCTCCACCCGCACTTGTCGTCGCAGCTGCACCACCACTTCTTGCCGCGCTGGCAGTGGATCGGAACGGGCGGGTTGTGATGTATAGAGAACAGCGATGAATACTCAAAATTGCTTCGTCAACGCGTACTGGAACAATTGCACTATGATTGCTATCCATCTGTCGCTGGTACACATATCCCCAAACATTCGGGTATGGTTGAATCTGGATATTGCGAATATCAATTGCTTCGATCGCGCCAACCACAACATCCTGAGCATCTTTGACATGTTCATCGATACTTGCGATTGTAAGGGATAGAGACACACCCGATGTAGACACACGCTCTTCAACTTCCATCACCCAGAAGTCATCTCGGATGTCAACAAATGCAAATTCTGCGTCTGTGCCTGTGCGCTTTACATATCCTTTGTAATCTAGCGTGATCTTGTCACCGGGACGAATCGTGGTACGTGGTTTTTTGACGTTAATCTTGTAGGTGTTGAGCTTGACACTTTTGCGTTCGAGCCATGCAGAAGCTGCATCATAGACTGCTTCAGATGCTAATGTCAAATTCGCCTTTGAGTTGGAAATAGGGACAATTTTAGAAAATTTGACGGGGTTTTTCTCGATTTGGCCGTATGTGCTGATGCTTGATGCATCCGAAATGGCATATTCAGTACGACCATTAATCGTTACTTGTTGGATGTTATAGCGATATCCATTACCAGTTGTGCGATTACCAGCTTCATATGCCTCTTTTAATGTAACCGCAGCATCACCGTCACCGCCACCAATCGGTATAATCCAATTGACAATATTTCGGGTATCTTCATCGATAACAATACGCTCGATTGGTAGAAGGCTATTGTTACGTTCAACAGCATCATTGATGTTGATCATCCGTCCAAATGCGATTAACCCGGTGTCACTGCCAAATGCACCTAATTCGATCGTTTTAGCAGTTAACGATGGACGAATATGCAACCCGTTCTGCTCAGCAATTTGAATTAGCGCTTGTAGGGGGTTACCCCCATCAAACCGAACGGCATAGTCGCCAAGACCGCTATCAACAGTTGCGCCCCACCCACTGGCTTCTGCGGTAATATCATTGACAATGTTACTTAACGCTTGGTTTGTATATGCTCTATTACGCCCCAATGATGGGAATGTCAATTCGACCATGTCATCAGGTCCTGATGCGGTCAATGTCGCGTTCGACTCTGGATCGCTCTTGCTTTTGCGACGAATCACCCCCCGCCCTAACTCACGCACGACTTCGTTATGCTCGATATATATGCGCACCCGTCGCTCATTTTGAATGAGATCATTGGCACGTTCGTCAGTTAAAGGAAATGACAGCTCAACAGATCCGGATGCATCTAGTCGACGTTTGACCGACACACTGGTGAGTGAGTCAACTGGCCCATCTCCTAGTTTGTTACCACTCGGGTCATATACATCAGCATAAATAATCACAACACACCTACTGGCTTGTAATTAAGCTCGTTACGGCAAATATAGCAATTGCATCCAGCGCATTGCGATCATCTTCACTCGCGGCTTGATACTTTGTCATAAATGCCTGTAGTGTTGCAAGTTGCTCGCTATCATCTTGATAAGCTTGTAATGCGGCAACCTTCATATCTGTAATATTCCCATCAAGTTTTAGTAAGGCAAATGCAGAGAATATCGCCTTTAAATGAACAGATCGAGCCTTACGTCCCTTGATTGCTTCAAAAACCGCCACAGGCGAAACTAATGCACTCTCACTAGGGAAATCCACACCACCAGCAAACAGCGCGTCCTTATTCGTCTCACCATAAGCATCGACATCCGTTCCAGCCGGAAGTAGTAACCCGGCGACTTTAACCGTCGTATTCTCGCGGACCAAATAATTGACACTAATCCGCCCATCAACCTGCGGACTTGGTGTTTGATATGTAATTTCTTTAGCCATGACTAAGCCACCTCTACTTCACAGACGAAGTCCAACGATCCGCCCGTCACATTCTTAAATGTTGTTTGCGTGTTGCCATTGCTACCCGACCCATCATCGAATCTAACTGCACAGTCCCGAGTGCCACCAGACCACCGCCCAATCACACACGGCTCATCATACTGCGTTCCTTCAGCAAATACCTCAAATATTGCATCCGCTGACTCAGCCGACCACGTGCTCGATGCCTCACTTTTCATCTCACCATTTGCATAACTCGGCGAAGACGAATCAGCACCCCACTCAACATAATCCGTACCTGATGCACTTCGGTCGGTACTCAACACCAACCAATATGTTGTCGAGCCACTGATGCTAAACGAACTCGCAAATGTAAACAAAATATCGCCATAAGAGGTCGATAGGGTAGACTCACTAACTGTGGTTGTCGCATTCGCATCAACCAGCGTACCCGACGGACTCCCTGCACTATCTGTCTCAATCCGTAACGTCATCGTATCCGTTGGGCTACCAACTTTCTTAAGCCACAAATTAACTGAGCCAAGTGTCTGCGCCCCCGTCACTTGGAAGCTCTGTGACAATTTGTCTTTAACTGTCGTCGCATCTGCCGTCACACTGAAATACAAAAAGTTTGTTACGTCTTCATTACTCCATGTCGTGCCATTATCACCGCTAAACCAGCGAGTACCACCCGTGTAACCTGAGCCGGTTGTATCAATTCGTAAGTTCCAACCCACGCCGCTAGCTTGGGGGGCCGTCGCTCTTATAGTTAGCCAATATTGTGTTGATGCACTTAATATCACACCACCGCTTGGCGTTATCGTGTTAATTGCACTTGCCGTAGGCGTAAATGTACCCGTACTCAGTACAACCCCAGACGGACTCCCTGCGCTATCTGTCTCAATTGTCCATGTAACAGTACCTGACGGAGAACCTGTATTCGCCCCAAACTTAACGGTGATCTCTGATAACTCACCGCCAACCGTTAGCTGAAAACCCTGTGCCTGTGCACGATCAAAACTACCGTTATTACCAACCAATGCATCAACATTATCAGAACTCTGACTAGTCGTACTACCACCCAGCGCAGCCCGACGCAATAACACAGAGTCATCTTGGTTACCACTCGCATACGTCGCCAATGATGATCCTGCTACTGTCGTCCCAACATACGCTCGGATCTCACGTTGACGTGACTTAGGGTCGCTATGATGTTCAACTGTCATCGTGGCATTGTTGGCTAATGTCTTACGTTTGATATACGAAATCGGCTCCGGCTTAATCAATATTGCAGTCGTGCTAACCGCCATCCCAATCTCAGCCACAGCAATCTGCCCACCGCCATCTGTAACGCTTGGCTTCGTCTGTGTGTAGCCACCGGGGGAGGTGTTAGCATAAACCCGATTCCACGCCGTCAACCCCGTAAATCCGCTAACTTCACCTAATATTCTGATCGAACCATTAGCAGCTGACAAAATACCACCAGACTCGTTAACACACCCGCGCCATTTACCCGCGAGAATGCTACCTGTTGCGTCGATGTCCATCTTGTACCACTGCCCGTCACTCTCATCGAGGAACACCATGTCGCGTTCACTCAATGCTTCACCAGCAGTTCCCGTGAGGTCAATCGGCTGCGCACCACCACCACCTTCAGCACCATATGAGACACCACCCGATCCATTTGCTCTTGGTATATAACCACTCGGCACACCTGTCGAGTCCATCGCAGATGCCCCGACTTTCCCGAGTGAGGTCAACAGTGCATTCAGTGCTTCAAGCTTTGTTGATAGATTCAACTGTAAGGTCTCGTCAGCACCATCATTCTGTTCGGATCGTACAATCCCATCACCTGACACAACCAATTTTTCGATGAGTGTACCAAGATGCGTATCGTTAGCTGAAACACTCATGTGACCAGCCTTGATGTAATCTTCAAGGTCAATCAGCGGTGTTGTGACATCCGTAGCGTTTGCTTCATATAAATCGCCATCAACCAGTTCAGACTTATCTGATGTGACGGCTGTTTTTGCAACTGTTGTCATAATGTCTTCCCTTATACATATGCATGAAGATATGCGAACTTGATATTGGCGACATCTCCGCTATTTGCCATCAATACTCTGATGGAATTTGCTCCAGGTTTAAGGCGCATCCACTGAGCACGGGTGGCTGTTAAATTTGCATACGACCCTACGCCATTTTTCTTCACAGACTTTGCTCGACACTGGATCACTACGCTGTCACCTGCCCCTAAAGTATCCGTGTAAGTAATTTGGTCTTTTATCACGCCACCAACCAGACGCTGAATAATAATATTCTGTGCGGTTTGCCCTGTATCACAGCTAATTGTGATTGTTGGTAGTGTTTCGACGGTGCCCCCCATGACGTTTTCAGTCAAATCTGTAGAAACACCCGAGACAGATTGCGCTACTGCACTACCGCCCCACACAGTACCATCTCCCCAACTAAAGAATCCCCAAGCAGGGGCAGATGTGCCCTGTGTATACCAATGCGGATCATTTACCTGAAAGCTAAAGTTAGCTTGCATCATCACACCTGTGTGAGATTGCTCGCTGTGAGGGGTTGTTAAGTTATTCAACCGCGCTACACACCACCGTTGCTGTGCAGAGTCATCGACAGGTTGCATATACAACCGCCCCTTCTTCTGCCGTGACATAGATCGTAGAGAGTCGAGCCATTGCCGCATGTCGGATGAGAGCGAATGTTTTAGCTTTAGCGTGCCTTGCACATTACCAATTTCAGCAGGTGCTTCATCCACACCATATTCATCAAATCCACCATGTGTACCCGGCAGACGTGTTGTCCGCGGTACAAGATCCCCAAAGTTATCTCGCCAATCTTGCACATACTGCAAATTGTATGAAATATTACCGTTGTCCGATGGCACAACAAACCGAGTCACCCGATACATTAGTTCCCCCGCTCTCTATACCGTTCCATAATTGCATCGAGAGCACCCTGCCCTGCCTGTCTTCCTTCTGAATATGAACTTGCACCTTGCACGACAATATCTCCGTTGATGGTCATACCACCTCCCGCACCTGCAAGCAGTTTGTCGATGTTAGGGATGAATGTTCCGTTGTTTTCAGGTATGAAAACTTCTGGTTGTGCACCCTTGCCAATGTAATATGGTTGTCCAGCAAGACCATGACCGCCGTTGTCGCGGCTCGGGAAGGCAGTTCGGATTGCGCCCCAAATATCGAGGTTTGCACGTTGTTCAGGAGTAGCTTGTGCTATCGCTTGGATGCCCTGCCCAGCTTGCTGATACCCGCCAATCGCGTTGTTAATTGTCTCTGGGATGCTATTGATTGTGTCAATTAAACTTGTTAAGAAATCTAGAAATGGTTGAAGTACATTGTCTGTAATCCACTGCATAATTTCTTTTAACTTGTCGCGGAACAGCTCAACCCCAACTTTTACAGATGCCCAAAACCCAGCAAGGAAATCTCGGATACTGATTAAAGCGAGAGTAAAAGGACCTGCGATAAAATCCCTGATTGCTGGTAATCCAGAAGTGATGAACCAATCATATAAGGCTGTCAAAGCTGGTGATACTGCTATCCAAATACCAGTCAATATGTCAACAAATGTTTGTACTGCTGGGATTACTCCTACATTGATAAAATCAATAATTAGAGGCAATCCAGTTGTTATAAACCAATTGAATAAAAAGCCTAAGAATGGAGAGACATCAGTCCATACTTTTTTCAGAATATCAATGAAGCTTTGTACACCGGGGATGATTGTTGTTTGAATAAAACTAATGACACCGGGCAAAACATCGACCATAAACCAATTGGCTAAGGTTTGTAGACCGGGTAGAACGACTGTATGAATGAATGTAATTGCATTATTTAAACCAGTTTCCAGTGCATCAATAAAGCCTGATTCTCCAAATGCAGCTCGGAGACCATCAAAGACAGTACCGCCATTGTTGAGCGCTTCAAAAAAGCGAGTTACACCAGCAACACCCTCTTGGAAGACTTGCCCTAAATCGACACCAAGAGCTTGCAGTGCTGTTAATACAATGCCAATTGGGCTGGTTAGTGATAATAAGATACGACCGATTTGAAAGAGTTTTTCAGGATCTACACTCGCAAAGATATTGCCTAAGAACTCACCCACTTGAACGAACAGTGGACGCAAAGTTTCAACAACACTGCTAATTGTGTCGCGAACGCTGGTAAATATACCGACTAGAAAATCTACAACTGAGATAGCGTTATCGCGTGACAACCCAAATGCAACCAAAACACCTTCTAATGAGCCTTGCTCGGTTTCCCCATATGATCCCGTGCCGAATATACCTGCAATTGCTTCTGCTAAACCAAAATTTTGCATATCCGCAACGAAGAAACCAATTGCATTGTAAATACTTCGAATCCCTTCTTTTGCACGATCTATCACTTTGACGAATTTCTCAATAACCCCAGCAACTTTATCGCCAAAAACAAGGTTAATCGTCCTAACAAGACCAAGACTACGTAAGCTAACTTTGAAAAGCCGAAATATTGTGTATAGTTTTCTTAGTTGTTTCTCGATATTCGCGATGATTGATACTAAGAAATCAACAGCTTGGATAGCATGTTTACGTGACATCCCGAATGCCACGAGCACACCCTCAAGCGTGCTCTCAGCTCGTTCATCCGTTCCAGTCCCAAATATCCCCCGAATAGCTTCTGCTATGCCGTAATTTTGAAAGTCAGAAACAAAAGCTCTAATTGCAAAACCAATCCGGTTAATGCCCTGCCAGATCTGTTCGAGTATTGGTATCAAAAAGGTACGAATACCAGCAAAGTCTGCCATAAATGCAGCAACTAATGCGCTTATAGCACCAGCAACCAGAGCGATCGGTGATGCTAGAGCACCTACTAAGATGCCGATCAGTGTAACGGCTTTACCTGCGATAAATAAAGCTGGTCCTAGCCCGAGCACTATACTCATTAATCCTGCGATTGTTTTTGTTACTTGCGGATTGGCTTCTGCCCAATTAGCCATATGATTTACAATATCTATGACTTGTTTTACAAATGGCTTAAGTACATCATTCATAAACGGTGTGAAGAAGTTGATGTTAAGTCTTTCAATTGATCCCATCAAGCTAATGAGTTGATATTCAAAAGCTTCTTCTTGCTTTGCAGCGACCTCGGCTGCAGTAGCTTGTTCCGACAATGTTTGACGCATTTCGTCAATACCATCACTTGCCAACAAAGCATTAAATGCGCTTAAACCATATGAACCTGCTAAGTCCTTTATAATCCGTGTTTTTTCAGCTTCAGTTTTACCTTGCAACCCTTTTTTAACATCTTCAATTACATCAGCAAAGTCACGGGCATTACCGTTCGCATCAAAAAGTGATGTTCCTAATGCATTCCAAGCACCTTCGCTTCGTTCAGTGCCAGCGTTCATTGCGTCGAGCATTGAGCGCAGTTTTGTTGATGCTTCTGTCCCACGTATGTTTGCTTTAGCGAAAATAGCGAGTACAGATGATGTGGTTTCGAGATCCATACCATAGCTCTTCGCCAAACCACCCACATCTGCTAATGCCTCCCCCATTTGTCCCATAGTAGACGGTGAAGCCGCTGCTGCACTATTCATAAATTCGACTATCGATGCTGTATCAGAAGCCTCCAATTGAAAAGCAGACATCACATTTGTGACTTGGTCTGCCATTCTTCCTAAATCTTCACCAGATGCTGTTGCTGCCAACAATACACTGTCAACAGCGTCATATGCTTGTTCTGTTGTTAAACCAGCGGTAACAAGTTGAAGAAAAGCATCAGCAGCTTGCTGAGAACTAAATTTGGTTTCAGATCCTAATTCAAGTGTTTTTTGTCGGATTTTTTCTAGTTCTTCACCTGCAAGACCTGTTCTTGCAGCAATATTGGTCATTGCAGATTCATAGCTTGCTGCCGTCTTAATGCCAACAGCCCCAACAGCTGCAATGGGAGCGGTCCATGCAGTCATGGCTCCACCCATATTAGATAACCCACCACCAATATTTTGCAGGGACGCACCAATTCCACGAACGCCGTTTTGGACTTCACGTTGTGCTTGTTGCATGGCTTCGGCTGCATTCGTTGTAAGAATGACCTTGCCATGTGCGTTGCCGAGGTTGAACCCCTGCTGTTGTGAGTTAAGTACCATAGATCATTTGTTCATATTTATCGCAAAAAATTAGATGTCAATGACATCTGCGTCAGATGCTTCAAACAATGCTGTTGCCGAAGCTTTGGTTGAGTTGTTAAATATGCTATCAATCGTGTGCTTTGGTTTACCCTTTTTATCACGCTCGTTCAGTTTACTTTCAACCCAGCGACCAAAATACAGCACAGATTCATCAATTTGGTATGCCATCCAAGGATTGTGGATATTAAGAATCTGGCTCGGACTCTGGTGAAACGTTATTGCTTGGTTGTACACCGACCACACCTGCTTCTTGTTGCTCAAGAAACGTCTGTGCCGCATCGACCCGCGCTTGCCCTCCCAGATTCCATGCAATCAGCGAGATTTTGTCGTTGTACGGCACCATATCCACCAAGATACCGTCACCCCGTTTGACATCTTCCATATCTTCAACAATCGCTGGTTCTACAAAACAAGCACGGGTTAGGCGACCTAGCAGTTGATTGAGTGGTTTTAAATCCTCAAATGACATTTCTATCTGTCCAGCTTCTTGCGGTGTCATATTGCCTTGAATAATCGGCAACAAAACATTCGGAATTTGCCCGTCAGCCGTGATGATACTGAGAACATCAACCTGACGAAGCCCAACAACTTTCCCAGAAGGCATTTCGACCAGTTCGTAGTCTTCAAGCCATGCAGAGATAGGCGTAATTTCAAGCTTTTTTTGTTTAGCCATTATGAGAACATCCCACTAAAGAATGTGTCGAAGTCACTAGGCGTTGCCGGAATATTGGCAGCGGTCTCATATTTTTTGTACCGAGATACTTTACGGACAGTGACAGATGGTGCAAACATCTCAATACCCACTTCGCTTGTACGGAATGTATTTTGCTCGACACTAAAACCAGGAATCGTAGATAACTTGGCTTTCGGAAAGCCAGCGATTACATTCGAACCATTTGTGGATGCAAATGCCGCAATAATGCCAAAGTATGGTAAACCTGCCCCACCGACAGCTTGATCGACTGTTTTAACACGATCGGGTGTCGTAGCACTTTCAGAGGCGGTATTGGAAGTTAAAATGGCATAGCTTGTTAGATCCATGCTGGCTTGCATAAACGTACCAGTAGCTTTAATTGGGATACTGATTGATTCGACAATTAGACCATAGGCTTTGATCTCATCGGTATCAGATTCGTATTCCCAGCTGAGTTGTTGCCCATAATCAATATATGAGGGCGTACCGTATGTATTATCGCTCCCTAAAGTGGCGACATACATAGACGTAATATTTTGAATGACATCACCATATTCTGGCATGATAGTCTCCTATCTCACTTGTGTATTCATAAATCGGATGAACTTAAATGGGATATTGCCAAACTCTTCAGCATTCCCCTCTCCACTGATATGACCCAGAATCAAAAAAACCAAACTTCGGTCATCAGCATCGATATATGTGTTGTGCAATAATGTTTTTATGCGAGATATGCTCGCCTCAATCGTGGTATATCCCACGTTGTCATAAATATAAATTTCAATACTTTGCAACTCGCCACCGATAAGATAGGGTCCTTTGGGGTCAATTGACTTGAACCGAATAATTGCAAACGGATCAACTAGCACACCATTTGCTTGGCGTGGAATCTCATCTGCCCCACCACCATCAAACGTAAAATCAGATGCGTTGAAGACACCACCTGTTAACAGATCAGATAAGGTTGCGTCTGCGTTTAACAATGCTTTAACCGCGTCTGCTAAAGTTGCCATTACCCAAAAATACCTTTCAGCATGTCTTCTATATGCTTAAGATGTGCCTGTATGGTTGGCCAGATGATGGCGTATTTCCCACCATACATCGTTTCTAAGGCAACCGAATAAGGGATTTGTTTAGTCCCTTGGTCACCAGTACCATGTGAAAGATAAAGCTCTACGGTATCATTGGAAAGCTGATTCACCCACCCGTGCAGATTTGTACGCGCTGCTGTCGATCGATCTGTCCAAGGTGCATTCTCTTTGGCGTATTTCTCGAAGACTGCTTTCCAATATGTGGCAACTTGCACCAAAGCAAACTCAACTTTTTTGACATATTCCTGCATGCGCTTGGCCATATCATCAACACCACTCCATTGAACAGATGTCATGCCAACACCTCACAAGTTGCTTGAACTTCACCTGGGACATCAATCGTTTGCACAACCCGATAGCGTTTCCCGTTGATTGCAAACCGATCTCCACGTTGAATATCTGTATCTGTCACAGTCGGATGCCCTTTGACACCATAGATCACAGCATCGCGTCGTGATGACATACCACCGCCATCACCGTTGATCTCACTATCGACTTGATTATCAAATTCAATGCGGATCATCTGCGCAGATAACTCGACAGCACCACGCACCAGAGTCACACTCGTTGGGTTACGGTTAATCCGATTCCACGCATCGACTGCACGGCTAGTCGCATTAATCGCGTTGTTGCCTTGACCTAACCACGCATGAAAATTCGCCATTAGTCCCACCCAATCGGTCTATTCCGCTTACGACTGCGTTGGTCTCTTGGTATCCGTTTATTTCTCGGAGGACGTTGTTTCATACCGACAATACGCACCTGTGATTGCTGGCTATTTGACAAACCACGGTAACGGTCAGCTAATTTAGCCAGATTATTAAAAATCTGAGATCGCTTCTCCTCAGACTCATTCTGTTTGTAATCGGCAAACTTCGCTGCATCGACCATCAGCTCTTCAAAGCAAATAGCAATCGCTTCATTGATGTCACCACCAGCTTCAGTGAAAATTGTGTTGAGTTCGTCAGCTGTCCACACATCACCTGCAGGATCACCAACCTTACGGCGAAGGCTAGAACGTTGTGTTTCGGTTAGAGTTGGCATTAGACATATTCCTCAATTAAGTTTTTGAGTGCCTGTGCTGAATGAGCCCATGTCTGATTCGCTCGCAACCATTCGCTAGATGCATACCCGATCATTGATGCTTGATATTGATTCTCGTAACACCACCGCATTTTGTTTGCGATTCCCTTGACCGATGGCACAGCCCATAACCCATCTTTGGATTTCAAAAGACTAGGACGAAGCACAAAATCGCGTAATGGTATCGCCCAATTATCGATGCCCACGGACAACCCGCTTGTATCAGTCGCGATCACAGGTAAGCCCATCATCGCTGCTTCACGTGGCGGCATACCCCAGCCTTCTCCAAATGATGGGAAGACAAAGCAATCTGCCATGCGGTATACATCTGCCATCGTTTCGACATCATCACTCACAACGGTGATGCGTGGATCTGTGAATTCTGCATAGTTCAATACAGACTCACTACCCTCTCGAATTTTGATAATTAACCGAACATCATCGGTATCATCAAATGCGTCGAAAAACGCCAACCACGCCTGTTCAATCCCCTTACGAACACCTCTGTCACCCAAACACAAAAATGTATATGGTGATGTCGGGTCAGATTCGATTACAGGGAATTCATCCGGATCCGTACCACCATGTACGATATGAATCGGCACAGAGACACCGGCATTTTTGAACGATTCGGCATTATGTTCACATAGCACAATTAATCGCTCACATCGTTCGTTGATGCAATCTGCCCACCCATCAGGGATAGATGTGTCTTCATACATCGTGAAGCCCCACTGATGCTCAATATCTGGCATCAATGTCGGTAATGTCAACGAAATCGTTAGCGCATCAGCATCAAAATTAGATAGCATCGGTTGCAGCCACTCTGGCGCATCAAATGCTTGAACTGTGGTTGGGATGACCTCAACGCCAAGCGCACAGAGTTCACGCACAAAGTACGCCCCCATACGCCCGTATCCGGTGTATTGGTTAAATCCATTGCCAACCCAGTTCAATTTCATTGTCTGCTACTTCCTAGCTGATCGATGGATTTGACCAGCTACCACCTGATACCAGATAAGCCGTCGCACCATTGGTACGATCCATACCGACACTCACACCAAATTCAAATTCAATTTGGATGCGTGCTATCGGGAAGCGGTCATTGTCGCTAGCGATTTCATTGATGAAAAAACCGAAGCCAACTAATGGGCGAATACGAACTGCGATTGGGTTCATTGCATTGTTTTGACCATAGGTCTTATAGCCAAAAAGATAACCGGTTGGGATCCGGCTTGTTGCATATAAGCGCATTAGACCACGGCTGGATTGATAGCTGCCAATATAGAATCCCGCGCCACCAGTGCCTACTTGTTCGATTTCACCACGTTCAATAAATCGTGGGCCGGTCCCACCACCTTGGTCGACATACACAACATTGCTAGAGACAGGTTTAGAAAAATTGGCTAAGGCATGGTAGTTGGTAACATCAGCCGAACTAATTTTCACCGTGAAGGGAGCCATATGGCCATGTTCTAAGAGATGCTCGGCTGTCTCTTCTAGTGCATCGTCAAAGCCTTTGGATGCACTATCTACACCAATATAGTGGCTGTGACTGGTTGTAAACGTCTCACCACCATGTGCCGGAGGGGCATATGTAACCCCACCACCTGTACCTCTTGCAAATGGTACATCTTTACCATTGGTACCGAGTGTATTGATCGTGTTGGTCATCGCACGGGTCAAAAGTTTCTTTTCAAAAAGATTGCGACCTCGTTGGACGATCTGACGGATTGATGCTTCAAGGGTTGCTTGACGCATATCTTCGAAATAACGCCAACTACCACCAATACCATCCCCATGGGCCTTGAGATCAATCATGTGTGCGGTGGTTTCACCCTTGACGAGTTCAGCAACATCCATCTCGGTCAGTTCAGGCATTTCACCGGTTGTCCCGCCAGTTGGATACTCCATCATGTCTTCTTCAGTGATATAGATTAAGTCGCCCCAAGTATTAAGTAGTTCTTGGTTGACTGCGTTAAATGCACCAGCGACAGTTGAACGAAAGTCGGCATATGATGTGCCTTGTCGTAGTCGCCATTGCGCTAAACGCCCTGCATCAACACCACTTGGGAGTTGATTATTTAATGTCGTTAATGGTCCAGATACATCTGCCATTTGATTTTCTCCTTATGTGCTACGAAACCGACTCAGGCGCAGAAATACCCGGATTGACAAAAAATACGTCATCACCATGGCACTGCCCTACGATATACTGATATGCGCCACCCGTTGGTGCGGTGTCATCCAGCTCACCAGCGGTTGCACCAACCCATGCATACGTGCCTTCTGCCAGACCTGAAAACCCATACACAGGGCCATATTGTGTCACAGTGCACCACTCATCAGTGGCGAGTGCGTTTTCACCATACTGATTGCTTACAGCTGTAATAACACCAACTGCTCGCGCCTCGACATCAGTTACATCGGCATCTGCGAGTGCGATTTTGCCATCTGTGTCTAGATATACAGCCTTGCCAAGGGGTGCTGTAATGGCACTAGCGGCTTGAAATTTGTTGTTCACTGCACCTTTTAATGGATCAGTGCTAATTTTAGTTGCGTCAAATGATAAAGCGGTCATCTTGGTTTACCTCCTATAGACCCAACTTGGCACGAGCGGTGTCACCGTCGCTTGCGGGTTGCCATGCCGGTGTTTGACCACCCTGACCACCAACAAATGCGCCCGGTCCCATTAGAGAGTCACGCACACTCTCAGCGATAACTTGTTTGCCGTTATCCCAGACTTGTTGCGCTACTTCGGCGACCTTGCTTTGATCTCGGTTGTCACCCATCTCAGCAAGAACGGATTTTTCGAAGTCCGTTTTAAAGCTTTCCACTTTTGACCGAGCAGTATCTGTGGTAACCACCCAATCTTTTGTGAATTCAGCCACCGCTGATGTAACGGCATGTTGGAAGCGTTCTTGCTCCATCTCCTGAATATTGCGGTGATATTCTTCAACACGCGTTGTGATATTGACATCACCACCAAGGATCTCAGCCAAGCGTGTCATGGTTTCATACATCTCACGTACAACCGAGACAATATCGGCATCTTCACCGAGAAATGCATGAATTTCAGTCACCACCCGACCATGCTCCCGCATTTCGCTAATGGTTTCTTCTTGTGTTTGTACTTGTATTTCGAGTTCCTGCACGCGTTGAGCATTTTCTGTCGCTTGTGTTTCCCGTAATGCTTCTTGGCGGATCTGCTCACGAATTTGTTGAGGAACATCGTTAATTGTGATTTCAGGCACGTCGCCCTCCTCATCTTTGTTTTCTGTTTGAATTTCGGTCGTCACTTCAAAATCGCCTGCGAGCTGTAACGAAGCGCGGTTGTGAGGTGCAAAGTCTAATGTATCGAGAACGAAGTTCTGTAACCGACGAGTCCCATCATCTTGTTCCTCGACATACGCCTTACCAAAAAAGCTCACACCTAATTTCCCACCGGTTGCTTTGAGTTGTCGGATGTAGGTACGAACATTCCCTGGTGGCACGTAGGCTTTGCCCCACAAGATTTCACCAACACGCGTAACACCAACCCAAAAGCCTGCGAGCGGGGTTGATGAGTTGTCACTATGTGGGAATGCGGTGCTGATCTCTGATTCTGGCAGATGTCCCATTAAGGCTTGCACACCACCCTCACGGATTGTGTTTTCAATGATGGACACCAGCTCGTCATCGTAGATCACACTATTATTGGAGACACGCCCAACTTCACTAATCTGCAACGTCACAAAAAATGGATCGTCATCACCAGCAGTCAATGCGTCGACATCTACCACCGGTAACGTTGGCACAGTCGGGCAAGGGATACCCCCACCAAACTGCGTCACCAGCATATATTCATGAATTTGTTGCAGAGTCGGTGCGATCTCCATACACACTCCCATATAAAAACAAAAAACGTTGACAAACCCCTCCGGAGGAGTTGACAACGTGGCCGTGTTGCAAAGGTATTTTCTTTACTTCCTTAATATAGCACAAACGTTCGCTTAATGCAAATCCACAGCTTTTTACTTTGTTCTATTGCCAATAAAACCAAAGATAATGTAATATTTATATACAGTTATCAGAAAAGATAAATATGCAACAAATTAACAAAAAGCAAGTTGATTATATCTTGCGTGAAATAGTAGATACTACTTGGCGCCCCTACCCCCTACTTATCCCAAGTGATCAAGTTGAAGCTGAGTACAGGTTTCATAATGTGCTCAATCAATGTGGATCAAAACTCGAAATTGCTGCTATCCTCGGATTATGTGCGTACATTGATCTAACGTGTAGACACGAAGGAGCAACAAATTGCCTAACCAGTTTCACTTTCTTGCAATACAACAACACAATTCATGACGCAATTTGGATTGTTGAACCATTTGTTGGATTTCATGGGCCAAGTGCAATTGGTATTGTTCCCCAGCTTCCTTTTGCTGAAGGATATCATCATGACTTTGGTATATTCCATTCACATGACAACGGTGGTAGTAACTGGAATTTAGCATATGCTATTGAAGTAGATGGAGTAGCTACCCATCGCAAAAGAAGGGATAAAGATAGTTATCGAGATAGCCTTGTAGATTATCCGGTAATTCGCCTGTATGAAGAAACAATAGACCTGTTTCTTTGGGCAGAGGATTATATGGCAGAATTCCCCAAGGGGAACAATGTGCCTTGGGATACGGACGGAACACTACACCTTATTCCTAAGACAGATTATAGCCCACAACAAGATCGCTGGTCATAATCCATAGTGTTATTCTTCACAAAAAAACAAAAGAGACCTCACTAGAGGTCTCTTCTGCATAATCTTTGCTGTAGCATGCCTAACGACCGTCTCGTCGTCATTCTATTCTATTGCGATACATCTACAGCTTGCGCTCTTGAATTTTGACTGAGTAACCGTCTATTGCAGATTACCATTGACAAAATCCTTTTAAATGAATGATCACGTGGTAGGATTCGAACCTACAAGCGTGCGCTGTTGCTTCCAGATATATAGATGTGTCACCTAATATATCCACGCGATTTGGTTTTGCCGACAACCAATTCAGGGCGCTACCCTGCCGAGGCATTCTTACACATCCCTCAGTTCGTGGAGTCGTTTTTAACGAGAACGATCAAACTCAACTGGACGCGGTGGGACTCGCACCCACATCTTTATTTTACACGTCCACTAACGAACTATTCGGCTACACCCTAGCCTGCCTGCTCAAGACGCTGAAGGGCTTTTTTAGGTGTTTGACTCTCACCTTTTTGAGTCTAGTCTCCAACCTCGACTCTCAGCGATTTTGTGATGTTTCTCTCCATCCCAGACTTTGTACCACAGTTTCGGCTCTGTGAGTCACCAGAGGTGACTTCATACTTAAAAATATTAGCACAAATTTTCTATAACTACAAGTCGATATTAAGTTGGAATACTTATAGTTCGCCCCAACGATCAACATAGACTTTCAATAATGTGTTCCATTGTACCCGTTTCACAACTGAACCATCCCAGATATAACATAGACATACCCAATTGTGTGGGAAAAGGTCAGGGTTGTCGCTTTTGATAGAGATTTTAAGGGATTATGTAGGAGAATTCGAACTTATTCGAGCGACTTTTCCATAGAAATAAAGCGGATTCCGCTTACAGTTTTTTCGTCCGCAATTTGTTTGAAGCCAAATCTTTCATAGGCAGTTGTAGAGTTGGGGGATGAATGAACAGTTAGTGACTTTTGGTTGGGGACAGCATCTTTGATTTTGAGTATTGCAGCATTTAGCAGTTTTTTTCCTATGCCTTGTCGTTGTTTTTTGGTATCAACAAACAACATTGACAGGTGGTGGTTGTCACGAATTTCTATCACTCCAACTAAGTTGTTATCTTGTTTGGCTTGTAACATCCAATGATTGCCTGAATACCTATCAGTAATGGCATCTAGTTCAATATACTTATAGAATTCTTGATTTCCCTCTGTTGAGTAGGTGGGAGCCACAGCATCATCAAACACTAGGCGTATGAACGGGATTATCGTTTTAAAATCAGATGGCTGGATTGGTGCGATTGTAATTTTCATAAGGATTATTATACTTCAATCAGGTTCTGATCTCTACCCAAATCTATTACTATAGCCATTACCGTGTTCACACGGTTCTCAAGATGCCGCCTGCTCTTTTTGCTGTCTAAACCTTCTCAGACACTTGTCTTCATAAAATGGGTACTTGACAAGTGTCAATGTAGATAATGAGTTGTTCAACATTTCCTGTTGTTCCATCGACTCTGTAAATGTCATATGAACCGCCTATCACTAACCCTAAATTAGTTCTGTCGCATTTTGCCATTATTGTTTGAGCCAGCAAATCTTTGTTCATTTACGGCCCAATACTCTGCGCCAAAAACTCAGTCACTTCTCGATACATCGGCTCCCTGAGCAAATCGCGCAACATATTTTGCGGTTGCAACACAGTCCGTATTGGTAGTGGTAGCCCCTGCCCTGCTTCCTCAATAATCGCTCTCAAATTACGAGTAACGGTTTCTGGGCTATCTGTCACAACAGGAATTGTCGTGCACATACAATGCGGATGATATGCCGGAATATTTGCGCTATGAATCGAATACGGCGCTCTCAATCGCTCACCACCAATCCCGATGGTTGCATGTTTCGGGCATACCGTACATGTTGGGTCACCATTTGCGGAGCGTCGTACATCAATTTTATCAACATACGGGTTGGTATATGCTGAGATAAACGCCGCCTGATTCCCAGCTCTCGCAATCTCAGTGCGTGCCAATCGCATCGCATCATATGAGGCATCTGTACCATACGGTTTTTTCGTACGAATCTTCGCACGTCCTGGTATCAAGAATTGCTCCAACCGTTTCGCCAATCGCGCCGCCGACATCCCCTCGTTGATGGCATCCATAACCATACCATCGAGCTTAGATCGTGTCACAACATCAGTACGCCAAATACGATCACTCAGCCGATACCCATTTGGATCGACCCATGTATGTGCGGGTTCATATTCTGCCAGTGGGTTTGGACGAAATAACCGCAACGCCTCAATCTGTTCTTCGGTCAACTCATCAATCATCTCTTTGACGGGTGCATCACGACTCGGTGTCCTTGACAACCACAATTGAATATCTTCTGGGATGTTCCGGCGCATCCAGTTATACTCTGCGATCACCATCATTGCCTGTGCCATCGCGATCCACTTATTCAGAATACGTGGGTATTCAGCCAGTGGCGTGATCCCATCTTCTCCATACGGCGATCGAACATCTCGCCCTGCAAGATAACCACTCCCAAAGAGTAATTGGTCATTTGCACCGAGAAAATAACTATCAATAACCTCCCCAGTTTGCGACTGTACATAACTTTGCTGGCTGCGTGGTACCATTCCATCGCTATCAGCTGACATCAAAACCACCGCACCGACACGCTCTGCCATCTGCGTAAACATCGCGCGGACGTCTCTACGAAAACCCTTTTGCGCCATCGCAAGAATACGTTTGTTATTGGCTGTAGTGGTTGTAGCCATTATGCCGCCTCTGGCATAGGATCTCGCTCAGCATTCAGTGCATCCTGAATATCTTGCTCGAAGCGATCGCCTTCATCAGTCATTTGATCTTCGGCATCAGCTATCTCAGCCTGAGCATCTTCAACGATACCGAGGTTTGCCAGGTATGTCTCATCAGTGATGACACCCTTGTTATGTGCCGACTCATTTTTATTGAATGCCAGCTCAGCATCTTCTTGAGCCAACTCAGACCATTTGAGTACCACAGGTGCGACTTTCACCTTACTATCAGTTAACGCTCGCATCCGCAACCAGATGTCACACAACTCCAGTAGACCGCCTTCTGCTTCAGCTTGCAAATCTTCATCTGCACCTAACCCCTGAAGTTGCAACCGCTTCTGAACGATATACATATAAAAGGTCTTCATTTGCTCCTGTGCCGTTGCCCGCGCTGAAGATAATTCCAAACCCCATACCGCCTCTGGAATTCGTGTATGCTCTGTCAACAACATAAACAAAGATTTTAAGGTGTTGCGTATATCATCTGTAAACCCATTGCCCGGGCTTGCAAATGTAAATCGTCCACCCCGCCCCACAAAAATGGCAGGCAACTGATCGAAGTCGATTTGCACACGATCTTCTTCTACACCATCTTCATTTAAAAATGTATCAGTTGGCGATGTCTTGTTCGCATCTATCGTTTCGTCGAGGTCGTCTACACCTTCAAACACGGGGAACGGGTTTCCCATCAACTCCGCACCATCAATCATCTTTTCGATCAGATTGTTGTAGCGGTCGTAAAGTTTGAATAATGCTTCATATATCGGTCGACCATTGGTCTCATTCCCACTACGATCATTTGCCAGGTGAACAATCGGTATCTTGCCGATTAAATTCGCAAACTCATAGACCTCATTGGCTCGAAATGTGTCTTTCAAGTTTGTCCATTTGATCGTAATAACTCGCGCATCGTCTGTATATACATCTGTGACTTGTGCATCAGGCAATCGTGACGTAATCGTCACCTTGGTCATTTTACGGTAATCCAATGGGTCATATACCACATGGACCAGCTCAGGGGATGGCACGCTCAAGCTACCATCAGGATTCACAATAATATATTGATCGCCCAACCCATATATATCAATCACAATCGTGATGAGCTTTCCATGGATGCGCTTCATGAATTTTTTAAGAAGGTTGTCGGTGTAGTCGTCTGCTTCAACTAACTGCGCTTCAATCACATCACCCAACACCCACGATGCAACAATTTCGGATATTGGCTTTGCAAACAACCCAGCAAATTCAAACCCAGATTGTTTACCACGGCGAAACTTATCCCACCATTCATAATCCGGCTGTGTCTGATCCAAACTCAAATGTGACCGAAACCGCGCCCACGCATTCGTTACATGGTACGAAACCCGACCGATAATCTCTTTAACTCGCACAGGTTGCTTAGACTCACTCCTGCCTTGGAATCGACTGAAAATTGACATGCCCCACCCAACTAAATATAGAACAAATATTCTTAATTATAGCACAAGTATATCTTTAGGTGTTAAGCTAATAACATAATACCCATTCTGCAAAAGGTGCGAGAGATCATATGGCAATAAAACACATTTCGTTATGATTTTATTGAGGCTCTTGTAACTTAGATTGTTGTAGAAGTTTTTGAATTTGAGATTCTAAGTGAGTAATTCTTTGATTTCTCAACCGTATACCCTCTTTCAATTGCTCAATCTCGCGCTGATTTTTGTCTTGTAGATCCTCTAACATCGCTATACGCTCCCACAACAAGACATTGAGTGATGTACTCTGAGATGCTGTCGAGCTTATACTTGATAGAAAGTCAGCTTGATTTTCATTAATTGTTGCAATTTGTGATTCGATTGGACTTTTCTTAATAGGATGGCGATTCAACAGATAGCCAATAGCATAAAATGCTCCCAGTAGAATCATGCCGATTGTTGTGATTTGTTCTTCCAACTGCTTTACTCACTTTCTCTTGTCTCCTGTTGAGACTTAGCTTGTAATAACTGCTCTGTTAAGTTCCTATTTTGTTGTTGTAGACGGCTACAGAGTTTACGTTCTTCTTCCAGCTCCCCGGCACCATAGAAAACAACTAGCAATAAGGTTAGAAACCACAGACTTGTCCCAAGGTGAAAGAGTGGTGCAGTCGCCGATTGAGCAATTTGAATGACCAAATAAAATATAGATAGGACTAGGGGCATGAGGCAGACTAATACTGCGAACAAATTGCGGATGAAGTAGTACAACATCCATACAAAGACTGATGCCAACAAGAAAAAAGTTGCTAGAAAATCAATCTGGATACCTGATTGTTCTGCAATAAACTGATTTGTTGTTGTATCAGGACGCATGATAATCAGTACACCAAAACTGAATAGCACAAGGGAAATGATTGAGATCAGTCGCCATGATGGTGAGACAAGATACCACCGTTGCAGGGTTGTATTCAGATGGTTGCGATTATGTGATGTTTGTTTTGTCATCGTATTCTCCATTTCAAATCTATGGTTGTGAGTAAAACAGTCATGTCATGTGAATGGCAAATTTTGACAGGGCAACCCACATGACATGTTCACGACTCTGCTAGCTCAATAGCAAGCCTAAAAAGAAATATAAGTTTGATTTATTTGATACTTCACCAGAGTGCATGGCGAGGGAGCGGTCTGCAATTGCGACCAAACAACCAGTAGTCCGTTCTCCCCGCGCTCGGTTTGGATTAGATTGGGATAATGACTGCTGCGCCTTCTACACTGGCATCCGCCACGATATCATCTTCATCGATCATGAACCAATTTTGCTCAGTTGCCGATTCCAGATGCCATGTTGTTTCAAAGCGAGTCATACTATCAACCAACTTGTGATTTTCCCCGATGATGAAGTACTCAGCTTCATGTCCTGATTGTGACTCGATAATCTTGATGCGATCTCCGATCGTGCGGGATAATTGATGAGTGTGTTGTCCCCCACCATTAATACCATGACTACGAAGGGTTATTGATTGCATCTTACCACTTGGGGTTTTACGACGAAGTAACTCAAAGTCAGCGATACCTTGCCCAAAATCTTGATTATCAACGGCACGCAAGTTAAGTGTCATCTCGCGGTGACCATAGAGGTATCGGCTGGGACTATCCTCTGCAACAGCATCAAGCTTACCAAAATCCGTGATTTTTTGACCACGAACGATGCAGGTATTAAGTGTAATATCCTGATTGCTTGAATTTTTCAGAAGCAAGATCGCACGATTCGCGCCTTCTTCTTCAATAATCACTGTGCCATTGGCATTATCCGCAAATTCGATGCTATCGAGATACACATCCAGCCCACCGATCCGGTTATCCGAATCGTCATGATAGGATGCACCTAGCTGACGTTCTTCTTCCGGTTGTAGTGTGATCGGTTTTTCCAATTGCCACAAGGTCTCGTCGGTTGACTCACTGATAGTACGCGGATAGACAGTCACTGTTACATCATTAACAAACTCACCTTGTCCGGCATAGTTATACTGCAACCCATGCATATCATCGTCGAGCGTCACTGTAATCGTACGATTGGTGATGGTATTGTGACGATTCCAGAAAACTGCCTGTCCTATGCGATCAAAAAACAAACGTCCACGTTCGGCTGCTACCGTATCTTTGATAGCTGCAAAGACGTTAAATGTGTCCGGCTTGTCCTCATTTTTACTACCACGACGAACCCAGTTATCGGCGGCATAGGCTAATGTACTTTTCCCGGTATCAATCGTACTATCAATGACGGTGCTACCTGTGACCCATGCATTACTGTCAATCTCACAATATCCGGTGACATCGGGCAAAGTCGTTGCAAACAACGCAGGCGGAATCGTGATTTCATCTAGTAGGCGCGACACAATTTCATCTGTGCGTTTATTTTGCTGAATCTCAATGGTTGTATCGACATTGGAGAAGAAATGTTCGGGTCCAGAGGCGCGCAACTGCGCTTGACGATCCCCTAATTTTCCTACCGATGGTGTAATCGATTCCAACCAACCTGACCAATGAACCCGCTCGCTTGTACCATCATCCGAGCGTACTTGTACCGGACGTAATGGCAGAACATAACCTTCGAGCGGATTATTGCTTCCCGGTGCATAGTCTGGTGAAAAGCGTTTGTCAGTGTTATCGACTTGCATCTCAAGCACCATGCGATGCCCTACATCTTGATATGGTTGACGAAATCCTAATGACCAGTCAAGGTGTCTCACAACATCTGTGACATTATCATACAGATCAGCTGTTGTACCTGCGTTATAACCCGCTGGCATATTACTACTTTCGACTAACATCACCCCGGTTAATTGGAATTCCACATCTGCTGCATGGCTATTTTTGATGAACTCAAAATAAATATGTGACGCACTCGCATCTGTTGTGAATGTGACCGATACTTGTGACCAGTCTGCTGTCAGATTGGTATCTGACGAGGTTACCAGTGTTATTCCTGCTTGGTCTTTCACACGCAGGATAAAGGGTATACTTGTATAACCACTTACACCCTTGACACGCACTGACAGACTATAGCTTGTGCTGGCACTGATCGGAATGGTATCGACAGCAGAGGCATCCGATTCGCCCATGATAAAACCGTTATTTGTTCCAACCCCGGTAGTCACCGCAAACAGGTTAAAACCATAGTCAGTATCGACTGACTGCCGAGCGATACTGTCAGCAGTGTTTGTTCGCCAGTCTAAGGTGGTGTAACGGATTGGTTGAGGCAAGATATTGAGTGCATCACCGGGTTGTGCTTCCCAGCAAATCACCCCCTTGCGTCGCCAATCTACACCGATGTTAAATTGTGTTGCCATAGTTTCCTCTCTCTTCAATAAACTAAAACGGTCCGCTACCAGAAACGGTACCCTGACTATTCGTGGGTGGTCGTGTGACTTCACCTGCCATCGCTTCTGGTGAATCGGGATCATGACAATCCTTTTTTGCATCGGACAGTTGCTTCTTGAGACTTTCAACCGCACTCTTCAAACCATAATTTTCAGCTGAAAGAAGTGTCACTTGTCCCTCTAAAGTTGCGACCTGTTCCAAAAGACCAACTTCAATGTCTTTTACAGTATCCAAAAAATTTCGAGCTGCTGATTTTGCTGCATCAGCCCCTTTTACCCGAACAACTTTGCCCTGTGCAACAGAGTCTTGTGTTACTTCTTCACCTGTTCCTGAACTTATTGTTCCCATAGTTACCTCCTTTTCATGTTTGGTAGGCGATAAATGGCATATTAGTATACTAAATGCACAACTAGTTATTTCTCTTACTATCATCAGTTATTGGTGGATTCATTATGCCTTGTTCCCTACGTTTATCATATTTTGAAAATAACGCATTTAATACACGCCAGATTCGCTCTGTATCGTAGGGGTAAATATGAACAATATCACGCATTATTCTGGATTTTAGCAATTTATCAATATCATCCTCTCGTTCAAATTGAACACCACCATCTTCTGGATGAGGGTAACGATGATCGAATAGAGCAGTATTTTCGTTGTGTAGGATTTCCTCAGGTATACCATCCGGGAATGCTTTACAATGAGAAATCATTTTCTCCCTAGTTGCTGTTTTGAAATGTTTACACCATATACAAATTGAATATTCTCGTTGAGTCATGTTGCCTCCTAATTCTGTGAAATCTGATTTAACTGATCTAGTACTTCTTGAAAATTTTGAGTTAATGTTTGAATTTCGACTATCATCTCTTGCGTTAAATGTGGAAGATCTCCTCGATTGTATTGCTCAATAATTCTGGTTGCAGCATACATATCTGCCAATACCTCACGCCTAATATAAGGATACGCAACTTCTGCTACTGGTAGAATATTCGCATCCCATTCAGTCAAAGGTCTTGGTAATTCAATAACACGTTTGAATTCCGCATACCACCCATCATCGCCCCAATATCCATCGTTGCTGTAAAAACTACTAGGAGTATAAATTGACAATAACTTCTCATTCTCTATAATAAATTGGTCGATTATGTGATTAGCATTTGGATTATTTCTGAATAGTAAGTCAATAACATGGCCAGATTCATGGGCTGATAACCCCTCAAGCGAGATATGTCTCTGGTTGGGGGAAGAATAATAATGATCCCCACGCATTATTGTTCTATTAGGGAATATAAAAGAGCCTGTAGCATTTATGGTACTATCATTTATGTTTATTCCACCAGTTCTCATTAAATCCTCTGCAAACCACAGTTGATACCCTCCACCTTCGATTGGAACTCTTGCTCCGAATGCTGCAAAGAGGCCTTGTTTACTTATTGGATAAGGTGTACCAGATGGTACAACTCTAATACCTAGTAAATCGGCAAATGCATTCGGATATAAGTCAGCATTCTCCTCAATCTCAGTCAACACTCTCTTTATAACATCGTACCTTGCACCTCGTAACTGAACTATATCTTGAAATAGTAGTTGCGTCATATTATACGGTGCAATATCTCCCTGATACATCAAGTTACGTTCAAGCAGGTTTCTTCCGACTATATTAGTAAGTGTAGGAAATTTATTCTGAAACCAAGTAATACCTTCACTATTACTTAGAATGTTTCGTGCAGGTGGCATTTGACCTATTGGAATTTCAAGAAAATGACTACCTCTGGACATTTCATCAACAAGGTATCGTTGATCAATGATTTGATTTACACTACCAGCCCCTCGAAACAGCGCCCCGAAATTATCAAGCCCGTACGGTAACGCTTCGGCGGCGAGTCCGATGGGATTTCCTGTTGCTGACAGTTCAAGTAGCGCAAGTCCAATTTGGTATGAGGCTGCACCAGATGCAAAACTTGCTGCGATAAGTGCCATATCAAGAAGTTCTCGTCTTGTTTGTTCCGCATCTTGAATAGCTTGGGCTTCCTGTGCATTAATGTCAATCACACCTTCTGCAACTTCAGATGCATCAACGGTTTCATGCGAAATATTCGCAAATGCCGATTTGACATCCCCCAATGGTACCCCCAAAATACGACTTGGTAATGCTTGTATCTCACCCAGTAATGCCTGCCACTCTGGGTCTTCATCTAGTGTCAGTATTTCTACCTGTTCAATGGTTTCGATACCGTCAACGTAGGTTGTTGCAGCATTAATAATTGCCCATTGTTGGTCATTTAATCCATTGTCAAACATTGAAGTCATTTCGGGATGTGTATCCAAAAATGTACTAAGATACTGGGCAATATCTTCAACCGATACATCCTCTAACGTCCCCAGTTCAGCAATCAGCATTTGCTCGGCGTATATATCTCGCCAAAAGGGTGTAGACAAATCAATATCAAGTCCATCGGTAAGTTGTTGGGCAACCTCCAATGAATTCCAAGGATTTTGAAATTGAATCCAATCTGCATGCAATGACATAGCAGATCGCCACCAAGCATAAGGGTCATTGGGGTCGAGCATACTTGTGCCATAACCACCCATGCCTGTATAGATTTGCCCCATTAGTTCATCTTGTGATGGGATGTAAGCTGGAAATGGCAATGGTGCGCCCTGTTGATAAGCGTTGCCATAATCAAACCCCTGTGACCATTGCTGAAAAAATGTGTATTGTGACATTAATGCCGAATTTGTGTAAATATCAATTTCTGGTGCGCTACCGTACCCCATTCCCCAACTATCGTTTAAATCAATCAGTTGACTAACAGTTGCCATTGCACCTGTCCAGCCCTGCTCTTGAATCAGTTGGTTGATGAAATCTTGGGCATTGAGTTCTTGCCCGGCTAATCGCGCTGGATCAAGATGTAAGGGCACTAAACGTCCTGAATGGTGTGTGCGTTGAGAATATGGCACATGCACATCGCGTCCTTCTAAAAAGGAAGCGTAAAAATCGGAATTCAATTCAGGGTAGGCATTCCAATCTATATCATTAGGGAGATTTCTTGGCAGGTCTTTATATAGAGCCAATAAAGTAGGAATAATTTCCTTTTGGATAAAAAGCTGTTCGGCTTTTGCTTGGTCAAATGGTTCTGTATTTTGAAGATTATTACGTTCATATAGATCTTGAAATGACATGCCACGTGCCACCTCAAGACTACGCCCTACTTGTTGAGTATACCAATATTGTTGCATAACATCTGCTTCAGATTCAGCTAGAAATAAAGCAGGAATAGCTTCAAGTTCGACAGGATCTGGTGGTGGTTCATAAATTTGTTCACCAACAAAACCATCATTAAGTACCTCACCAGCTAGCTGGTCACGACTGATCCGTTGCCCACTACGTAATATATATTCGCCTGTCGCAGGGTTATACGATATGATATTATTTGCATCTGGATGCCCTTGAATGACATTCCAATCAGCCCACTTACTTCGGTCAACTTCAACAACATTGCCACCCTGATCAACAACAATATCTTGATTAGATTTCTCAGGAATAGTAAGTTCTGTTCCCTCAAGAAGCATTGCCTGCGGATTAAAATTACTTTGATTCAGATTAGCAGCTCTGAGTTCACTTTCAGAGATGCCATGACGCTTTGCAATTTGTTCCCAAGTCTCGTTACCAGATGTTATATGTTGTGTTTCACTCATGTGTTGACCTGTTGTTTTGTATAATTTCTCGTTACAATGTATTCACCAGACCCAAACGGCAGATGTGTCGTTGGGGTGCGTGGCGAGGGAGCGGTCTGCAATTGCGACCAAACAACCGGTAGTCCGCTCTCCCCGCCCTCGGTTTATGCTATGTGTTTATATGGCTAGCCTAGCTCACAGTTCCCCATGCGGGTGCTGTACCACTGGCAGGTTTCAGCATCGCTTCAAAGGTAATCGCACCACCTGTCTCGATAGTCGGTTTGTAGCTCTCAACGATGAAAGCCCCTTCAAATTCTGGATCACCACTGGTTGGTGTTGTATTCTGCCCCACTTGTACGGTCAACGTAGTTGTGCCACCATTCTGGAACAAGCCATTCAAGACGGTGTGTGTGCCGATGTTAGAAGTTGTTGTCAAGAAACCCTTGATGGTTACGGGAGCATCCAATTGCCCGTTGATGAAGTTCTTGGCGGCATCACCAAATCCTGTTACATCATGTTGGGTATAAGTCATGCCCAAGTCCACGCTAGAGATGTCCCCATCGGCGAAGGTGCGTTCGGTACTGCCGTTGTCTGTCATTTTGACCATGATGTGGTCGCCTGCTAATGCTGTCATAGGTTGTTTTCCTTTCGGTTATATATGTTTGAGTTGATATTTTTTACAAACGAATCAATGAAATTGCGAGTTTAACGGTATCGCCTGCAGATCCAGTGCGTGTCGCTTTCCAGCGTACATACTGTGGAATCGTGCCGGAGATGCTTACTCGTTCGGATGCCAGTGCCGATGCGTTGAGCGTAAAGGTTGCCAATGTAGTTTCCTCTCCACCAAATGCCCCTGTCGCTGACCCTTCAATCACAATGCTATATGTATCGCTAGCAGCAGCTTGAAGTACATGCAAGAATGCTGTCGCACCATTTGCCGAACTTGCGCCGTTGTTCACAGCGGAACCATTAGATGTATTGGTGAAGCTGGTTGGTACAGCCAATGCCACACCCCATCCACCATTGGCACCCCGATTCGCAAATTTTGCGGTGAAGGGAATCACTTGCCCAGCTTCTGCCAGTGATTGATATTTCTCCTGTTGTGTCAACAAGCTAAACATTGGATCACCAACGACTGGATCAGCATTCTGTCCCATCAGGATAGAGACTGCCCCATTCACATCAACGCCATTCAGTACCGGATGAGACCGTCCACTCTCTGCATTCAGATAGCCACTGTGTTCAACACTGTACTTACGTTGCCCAGGAATATAGTTCATTACCCCGTGTCCAAATGCTGTGATGTCTAGCATTGTCACCACGTCATCAAAGACGACTTTGTTATGGTCACCTGTCAGCTCATAGGCATCAACAAGAACCTGTACATGGTCACCTGCGAGTTTTGCCATTTCTACTCCTTTCTAATTTCCAATCAATTTATAGCGGTTGACATAACCGTGAATCACGATCACATCAGCGGTGGCGGCAAAGGCACGAACCTCTGCCCCGTTTTGTAGTACATGCCCCGGAATTACATCAGTAAAGCCACTTTCAGTTGGAATTGTCAGTTCAATCAAGTCGTCCGGGCTGATTGCGCCACCCCATTCGATCGTCAACTTCACTGGTGATGCAGATGTATTCACTGCGCGTAACGTGATTTCATCCCATTCATTCACCGCCGCACTATCCAATGCGGTATGAATCAATGTGCCGGGTGTTGCCGTAGCACCTATTTTGATGCCTCGACCATCGGTACTGGCGCTCAGACTACGTTTCTTGAAGTCGCGCAAATCGTATTTGTGCATTGCACTTAACTCCTTTCATCCGTAGATGATTCATCTTTAGCGGTTTGGTCATAGAGCAACTTAGCGACTTGTACCAGCACATCATCAATACGTGTTTGTGTTTGTTTGCTGGCTTCGGTCAAATCTTTTAGCAGTTGTGCGGTTTGCTGTGGTGGAAAACTTCGATGTGTCCACCAGAACACAAGCACCACTATTGCTAGAATAAGAAGTTGCAAGACCTGTTCGAATGTCATCATCTGCTCGCTTTCTGACGATTACTCATCATCGTCCAACTGATTAAGTTCAAAGAGCTGAATACGTACGAGTGCAATTTGTACCTTAGCGAACAAAGCATCACGTTGTCCTGCCGTTAGGTTGTCTGCATTCTTTAACTCCTGTAGATAACCTTTTAAGTGTTTCTGCGCACGACGGACTTTACTTTGTGCATTCGGTTGAATATTTGTCATGTCTACACCTCATTTACTACAATTCGAACGGATTGACTGGCATAATTACCAACAAGGCGATACATCCAGATGTCGTATACCCCATCTACCGGAGAAACCAACGTCAACGTCGCTGATCCAGCCGTAACCGGAGTTTGACCACTGGCGTAAATCTCGCCATCGAGTAGCACGATATATCCGAGATTTGCATCACTCGCAATCAATGTATCGTTACATGTCACCGTCGGGTCTGCATCCCCTTCATTCATAGATGACACACTCGCAACAATCGCTAAGCCACCCCATCCATCTAAAATTGCAGTCGCCTTATCCTGATTCGCTAGACTCGCATCGGTTAGATGAATTGTTGACCCGTTGTCATTAACACTCACGCCAAATGTCGCCACATCAAGCACATCACGAACCATGGTGTTTAGTGCCTCAATATTTACAATTAGACTGCTTGCAACGTTCATTATGTTGTCCCTGCTATTTCTCTAACTGCCCAAAATACAGTACGCGCCCCCTGCAATGTGGCTGTCCCTGAACCAGTACGCCATTGCAATTTAATCGTGTGTGACCCCGCGCTTAATCCTGTTAAAATGTAGCTGAAGCTCGCATTACTATCGTGGTTTGCATCATCAACCAGATTGACAATACCTTGTTTTGCAGCGCCATCTACATCCAACCCAAACTGGAACAAACCCGCGC